TTTTAGACTTAACTATAATTTAATCTTTTGAAAGGTGGAAATTTAACTATGGCAAACGTCGTCATTAAGAGCGCTGTTGCTGCTCTCAATATTGATTCTTACAACAGAACCGCAGTCTTTACCGAAGATGTGGACAACGGCTGTGTCGCTGTGCTAAAAGACTATTCCGAAAATGCTGGCGAGGAAATGGTTTGGAAAGCAGAGCAAGCTACTGAAACCTCTAAGGGGCTTTGGATGGCTACTTCTCCCGAAGTTGTTATCACCAAGGTTATGGATGGTATCGAGTATAAGGGTATCGTGAATGACCCTCGTGCTTTTGTAAATCTTAAGGGACATATGGTTGATATGACCTTCCTTACCGTTGGTGATATTGTTGAAATGACCGCCGATGGGCTAACCTTTAACCCTGCTTCTGACAACTATCTCGTTCCCGATACTACTGGCTTTAAGCTAAAGGGTGCTGCTGCTGCTGGCGATGGCTTCGCCCTGAGAAAGATTGGCAAGAGTGTTCTCCATATTGGTAATGGCGCTCTTGTTAAGACCCCTGTAGCTACCTATAAGTTCGCTGTTGAAGCCAACTAAGACTACTTTATTTAGAAAATAACGAAAGGTTGGAATAAAGATTATGAATAACGCTCTTATGTGCTTCTCTGACAACAGAGACAAAGTAGAACTCGCTTTCAGAGACTATATGAATCAGTATTTTTCTGAAGTGGAAAAGAAAGAGGGTTTCCCTTACGACAAAACTCTGGGTTTTGCTGAGAAGGAGAAGAAAGTTGACGCTCTGATGCTTGGCGAAATTTCTAAGCTGGCTGGTGTTGATCTGTCTAACAAGTCTATTTCTGTTGAAATGTTCTCTCAGCATCCCGTTCTGAAATGGGCTTCTTTTGCTGTTATTAACTCCCTGATTGACATGGTTATTCCTGACGTTCTGGATAAGTCTATCGGTCTATACACTGAGACCCGCTATGGCGCTTACGGCGATAGCTTTAACTTCGATGTAGAACCCAATGATCTATTCTATGTCTCCAAGGCTGGTCGTGACCAGAGAACTGTCGAATTCCAGAAGCAGTTCGTCGGTCAGGTTACTGTGGTTCCTGAGAATCGTGAAATTTCTGTTGCTGTGAACTTCTATAAAGTTCTTTGCGGCAAGGAGTCTATCGCCAAATTCGTCATGAAGGCTATTCTGTCTCTGGAAGCTCAGATTACCCGTGAAGTTTACACCGCTTTCGATACCGCTATGAGCGCTCTGCCTACCACCCCTGCCGATTCTAAGTTAAACGTCACTGGCTGGGACAAGAAGGAAGCTGTTCGTCTGGCTCAGACTGTTACCGCCTTCAACAACAATTCCAAGGCTATCTTCCTTGGCACTGCTCTTGCTCTGTCCGACATTCTGCCCAGCAATGCTAACTATCGTTACTGGCTGACCGATGAGTATGTAACTCTTGGCTACATTCGTAACGCTTTTGGTTACGACACCATGGTCATGCCTCAGCTGGCCGATTGGAAGAATCCCTACAAACTGGCTCTTAAGGATGACCGTATCTATGTTATTTCTCCTGCCAGCCAGAAGCCCGTTAAGCTCTGCTATGAGGGTGCTTCTCGTACCAACACCATGGGTGCCTATGAGACTGCAAACCTCACCGAATCTACTACTATCAACAAGTCTTACGGTATCGGTATTGCTACCAACGCTATTGCTGGTATCATCACCCTTCAGTAATATCTAATTTTGATATCATTCTAAGAGGAGGAGAGAGAAATCTCTCCTCACTATCTTAGAATGAGGAATGGAAAGGAATTTTTATGGCTAACACTTCTTCTAAATCCACTGCTACAAAAGCTACGCAGTCTGCAAAGACCTCTGAGCTTATAGAAAAAGAGGACGGAAATTCTGAAATCGAAAAACTCCGAGAAGAGAATAACGAAATTAAGGAGCAATTAAAACAGCTTATGGCGATGCTTACCGAGACAAAGGTTAAGGAAGAAAAGTCTAAATTGATGTCGGATGACGATGTCGGAGTTCTCGAAAGGTCGGAGCCAATTCCGGATGAACCCTCTCCTAATAAAATGGTACGTATCCTTTCTCTGTGTCGAGGGTCGTTGAATTTGTCTGAGGATGAGGCTGGAAATGGAAAAGTAAAGTTTTCCAAATATGGCGAAATTAAGACGGTTTTGTATTCATCTCTGATCAATATTGTAAACTATAATCGGAGTTTCGCAGAAAAAGGCGTTTTCTATATTTTAGACAAAGCGGCAGTTTATTATTTGGGACTAAAAGACTGTTATTCTCATTTGGTGACAAATGACGTGCTGGATAACATTTGTAATTATGACGATGTCGATATTATAAAAATTATTGACAGTACGGAAAAAACCCAAATTGACACCATGATTAAGAATCTGACAGACCGCCTTTATTCTATGGAAAGTCTCGACCTTAATAAGATTCAGACAATCAGCCAGAAGGTTGGAGTCGATATTATGGCAAAAGTAAACGAGATGAAGCAATTCAGCGGCATGAAATAATCTGTCAAAACCATTTTGAAGGGAGGTGGCGAAGGTGGATTGTAATTGCGATGTTTGTAATTCTGAGACTGGTCGGTATACAACATTTGACGAAGTTTATTCTCTATTTCTGAGTTCTATTCAGGATTACAGCATTAAAAATCTGTTTATCTATGATTTAGATATGGCTCAAGAAATGATAGAATTCTTTCTTCTTAAAGCAATACCTAAATTTCGGAATTGTGAAAAAGATATTCTAAATATCAATTTAACCTGTAAGACCTTTAATGTCAATCTTGACCTCGAAGAAAAGGTTATTCTGTCCGACTTAATGGTGTTATCATGGATGGACCGAGTGGTCAATGATATTACTCAGATGAATTTAAGCCTTAACGATAACGATTGGCGGTTATGTGCTGTGGCGTAACCATAAGTCCTATATATGGTGAAAATCATATATTGAAATCCCTTGAAATGCTGGAAGTCCCTTATAGTCTATAAACCAAAACAGAACGATGAAATATGCGTATATGGTATGGTGTAAAAATTTATAGAATTGGGTAATCAGCAGGAAAGCTCTGAATAGGAGAATCCTCAACGACCATAGGTTGAAATACCTTTAGGGCAAAGTTGTCCGAAGCGGGGGATACCTAAGTCTAAAAAGAATTTTCTTTTAGATATGGTAAAGATATGGTCTGTGCTTGTATGAAATTACAAGAAAACCCTTGTTTTAAAGGGGGTCTTTTATGGGATTAACGAACCATAAAAGTAACACAAACAGTTTAAACACTACTCTGAGGAAAAGAATCTCAAGGAAAAGAGTACATATGCGGATAGGCTTAGAGAAAAGGTCAGCCAAGAAATGACAAACTATGGTCTCTATAGAACCCCCTTCTCACAATGGGCGGTGGGTAACTATGGAATATAGGGATAGTATTATTATCAATGAAACCCACGTTGATAAAGACCATATAAATTCCTATTTAGATGGTTTGATTGGTAAGGTTTTCGCCATTCTTGGTGTTTACGAAGACTGCGTTCAGATGAATTCTTTCGACATATTCGATACCTACACATATCGTGTGATGTGCGAGCTGCGTGGTTTTTACGAGTTTACAGGTTCCACATCCTTTATTTCTTTATCCTCTATTTTGGAAGATATTAGGGTTCAGGTCTTAGAAAAAAAAGAGGATGATGTACTTTCTCATAAACGAGTAAAGTCTTTGGTATTCCACTGTATTTCCATTATCAAAAAAGAGAGGGTGGAATAATTTGTCTTACTACGATAATTTTGTAAAAACAAATAAAAACCCTCGTGAAAAGTGGAAAGAAGGTCTTCAGGCATTTGTAGATAGGGGATTTGAAAACGCCTCTACTTACTATGAAGATGTCGAAGAAGAGACGGAATTCGGGTCTTTGGAATTTGAACCCATGAATGTTCGTGTAAACTCCTTGGTGGATGCTAAAACTGGACAACGTGTCAACGATGACTATAAGAAGTTAATTTTTCCCGACTTGGATTACCATCCGGAGCTGGGGACACGGTACAGGTTTGACGACAATATCTGGATTTGTTACTCAACCGATAACATCAAGACAGATACCGCCGCTATCTATGTGCGCCGTTGTAATAATACAATGAATACACAGGACGAATATGGTAATATTCATGAAGAGCCTTGTTATATCGATTATAAAGTAACCGAAAACCAAGTATTCCGAAATTATTCGATTGACGTTCCGAGCGGACGCATTCAGATTCAGGTTCAGTTAAATGACTGGACGAAGAATATAAATGTAAACGACCGATTTATTTTTGGTGACGATGCGTACAAGATTCGTGAAAGGAGCCGCTTCGACCGCAGAAATACATTTTCTAAGGACTCGGTGCGGTACATTTCATTCTATGCAGACTATGATAACTTAAGCCCAGATGATAATATCGATTTGGGCGTAGCTAATTATAGGGTGTATAATTATACGATTCGTGCAACAAGCAGTATAGATAATATTGTCGGTTTTTCCGAAAAGATTAGAGCGTCTGTTTATTTGGATAACAACGATACTGATGAAGAGATTGAATGGAGTTCCACTTACCCAGACATTGCAGATATTACTTCTGACGGGGTGTTCTCTCTCAAAAAACCCGGTTCGTGTTCCTTTGTTGGGGTTATGAAAAACAAGAAGGATGTCAGAACTATGGTTTCTGTTGTCGTTAGAGATGGACATAAGGAAGAGTACACAACTGTACTAACTCCCTCCACCAATTATATTCGTCTAAATCAATCAGAAAGATATTCCATTGTAGAATACAAAAACTTGGTTCCTACGGATACAAAGTTTGAAATCAAGTGTTATGATGTTCCTCACAAATACTATAGATTCACAAGTGATGACAACCACTTTGAGATCAAAAATATGAAATCTTGCGAGGATATTCTTCTAAGGGTTGTATATAAAAACCTAAGAACGAACGAGGAGAATACTCTTCTTGTTGAACTGGGAGGGATTATATAGTGGCAAATTACAGTGAACTGAATGACATTGTTCAAAATGTTATTGGGGAGAAGTTTCTGAGAAACCAAAACCTATGCAAGTTGTTATCCTGTTATCCCGACACTGTTGACTATACTTATAATCCTCTGTCTCAGCCAGATATAAAGGACACAAATTCTCTTTATATGAAACATATTTTTCCAATGCCCAAAATGCCTGATGCCAGTTTGGACAAAACTGGTTATATCACAGTCGTTTTAAGCGGGGGATACGAACCAGAAGTAAACACTGGCTACAGAAGAGTCAACATGCTAATTGACATCATCTATCATTTAGATGTTTGGAATATCAAAGGGGGTTATCGCCCTTATAAAGTCATGAATGAAATAGATGCAATGCTAAATAACAAGCTGACCGACCTTCCTATAGAAAACAAGCCCTTTCTAAGGGGATTTCAGCCAAGAGATTACTCGACTTATTTTTATGGCTTTCAGATGGTTTACGAGTTTATGGTGAACAGTAACATCGTTTGTGGAGCAGAACCGCAACACTTAAATCTAAATAAAGTTGACGAGTATCCCGAAAGCCTTTCTCAAAAACCCGCTTACCGGTTTTTACCAAAAAATCTTGGGTTGAAATAGCGAGGAATTAAGGATGGAAAGGTTGTCTTTATTTAGAGGGAAAAGTCTTAATCTAACAGATAAGGTTTCTGTTATTCATCCTACGGCCTCTGATATTGAAAGTGTCGGATATATTCAATACTGCGAATATGTGAGCGCCTTGTCTTCTACATCCAGAGATGTGGCAGACATACTTTGGTATGATATGAACATTTGGTATGAAGACATAAAGGACGAATGGGACTTCTTTTTGCAAAAATGTATTTCTGAATTCAATGAAGTTTCTGTTAGAATGTACGACAAAGATACCGATGGTGTTTTTGTCGAAGAAAAATGCGTGGCTATCGGGTCTATTTATCGTGATGCCCTGAATTTCTTTTTGAGACTGTCTGGCGAATATGTTGTCTTGACTCAGACAATAGGCGATGTTAAGCAAACCATTCTTTTGAATGTTGTTTCGTGCGAGGATAGTGAGAATGTTTTCAGTTTTAACGACCAATCGTTTAAATTTACGAAGTTTTTCTATGAACAAGTCACTCAGTTCATAGATAGTATAAACTGGACAACACGAGATTATGACTATCTAAAGGGTGGCACTAAATATGCTAAGAAAGTTATTCTAAAAGAGGATCATAGAAAAAGGAATAAAAAAAAGAAGAAGGCACTGGTTACTTTCGATAGTATCCTGTCGTCCCTTGTAGCAAAGGGTTGCTCGTATAACGAAATATGGGGATACCCTATTTATGTAATATACGACCTCTATTATCGTTTCTACAAGATAGATGAATACAGTAATACCATGCAAGCCCTTCATTCGGGCTGCATAGATACAAAGAAGAATCCGGTTAATTGGGACAAGATTAACTGGTCTTCTGTTATAAATTGACACAATATACACAATTAGTGTGTAATATATTCTTTAATTGGAGTTGATTTTATTATGGCACTTGCTACTCCTAGAAAATTCAGTATGCAACAGGCATACGAAATTCTTCTGAGAAAACCTGTAGATAAGTCTATTGTTGCTTATCTAACTGACTGCAAGACTACCTCTCTGGAAAATACCGTTGAGATGGTTTAACGGATAGACCCTGTATAAAGCAATTTATACTGATAACGCTTCTAATTGCGGGAAACTCCTTAGAGACTAATGTACCAAGCTACCCTTAAAAACGTAGCGGTTCAACTAATCATTGAAGGATGGTAAAAATCATTAGTATTGGACAATCCGCAGCTAAGACCGAAAGGTAAAGTTCAACGACTATCCATAAGCCGTGCGATTCGGCAACAGGAGTAGGACCCAAGTGGGTGGGTGAGATTCCCTTAAATCGAAATGGAGCGTACCCTTGGAGCGAGGGTAATGATATAGTCTTCTCTTTACAGAAATGTAAAGGTGTTTTTTGTAAACCGCAAATATGTAGCGAATATTTGTGAAAACCCGGTATCCTCAAGGCGGGGCGGGCAACGTATATGTAGGCGGTGGCTTTGCTCACAGCCGTAGAAGTACGTTTAATGTAACCGTAGCTACTTTCAATACCGATGTTCTGGCTCTACAGAACGGCACCGAGGTTGCTCGTGGCTCTACTGAGATTACTTACTATGATACCATTATTGTCGGGGCAGAAGGCAAGGTTCATACCAAGTTTAAGGCTATCGGTGCTGCCAATGCCGAAATCGGTTTCCTGTATAAGGTAAATTCCGATGGCACTTATGCAACCAGCTTTGAACAGGCTGCTGCCGCTACCGCTGGCAAATTTGCTTATTCTAGTGCAACCAAGGAAATTACCTTTGATACGGCTGAAACACCTACAGAAGGCGACGTATTTGCTTGTGCTTACAAGTTCAAGTCTGCCGACAATGCCCAGAAGATTACCGTTGCTTCTGACGGTATTCCTCCTGTTGTACTGGTTTCCGCTTACGGTATCGCAAAGGATGTTTGCACTGGCGAACTATTTCCTTGCGCTATCGAAGGTCAGGCTCAGATTGATGGTAACTGGAATTTCGACGTTTCTGCCGATGGCGACCCCATTGTTCAGAGCCTTAATATGGAATTCGTTAAGGGTTGCGTGGATAAAACCCTGTATACCTTTACCGTATTCACTGAGGAAGAAGCAGAGTAATTTAGTTTGGATAGAAAAGTGGGAGGAGGGAACTCCTCCCCATTCTATTTAGATTATGAGTGTTTTGTATGAGAACAAACAGAAGATGTAACTATTGCGGAAGAGAATACTACTGCTGCAAGTCCTGTATTTCTATAAACTCATGGAAAAACAGTTGCTGTTCTGTGGAGTGTTATAGAAAAATGCTTGAGGAAGGAGTAACGGCTTTGCCTCAAGAGATACATAAAAATGAGGAGGTTGTCATGATTCTTCTTAGAGCTGGTCTTACAAATGGAACAACGATAGATATTACGGGGTATGATTTAGAACTTGGAAAGTTTGATTGTACAGATGGTAAAACTCATGTGTATGAGGACTTTGACTATTTCATCGTTCCTCGTGAAGAAATGAAGTCTATTGTTGCCTATTTTGATGAGAAAATTAGACGAAATTCTGTTCAAAAGAAACAAAAGGGCGCATTTTTGAACAATGATACGGAATAATGTGTGAATATTCGTTCACATGTTGTTCTGTTTTTTTAGGTTGAACAACACATAAAACTGGAATTTTACAAGCAAATACTCAAAAAAATGTTCCTTTATTTTCAACGATTTTTAAATGTCTACTATTTCGGTAGGTATTGAAGATTTCTTAAAATTTGCGGACTGCTTTTCTATGGAGGACAAATTTGGAAAATTTAGGTAAAAAATTTGAAAATCAATGGAAAAAGTCTGTAACCGAAGGGATGTACTATCTTCGTCTAAAAGATAATCCCTCATCTTTTGGACAAGATAGTTCCTTTGTTCGGTTCACTTTAAATAATCCATATGATTGCTTTATATTTTATAATCGCTTTCTTTTTCCGATGGAATTAAAAAGCACACAATTTACGTCAATCTCTATTCAGCGAGAGAAAGGTGAAAAGGGAAAGATGATTAAACTCCATCAAATTCAAGGTCTAGCAGAGGCAAATGGATATGATGGAATTTTTGCAGGTTTCGTTTTTGACTTTCGTAAAACTAAAAATACATACTGGATGGACATAGACGACTTTAATGTGTTTCTGTCAGAGACAGATAAAAAGTCTATTAACGAGAAAGATATTATAAAATACAAAGGAATAATGGTATCTAAAATGAAAAAGAAGGTCAATTTCAGTTATAATCTGCAAGAATTATTGCAAAAAATTTCAGAAAGGAATGAAACGAGTGGGACGACAGGGGTTATACAATAGTATTGTAACCGAAGAACTCTGGGAGAAAGTAAACAAAGAAAATAAAGTTCTTTTGCAGGATTTTTGTGACTACAAAAGAAGTTCCGACAAATCTCCGGGTACAATTCATCAATACGAGAGCGTGTTACGTGTATTTTTTGTATGGAACCTACAGAATAACGATAATAAGTTTTTTGTAGATATTAAGAAAAGAGAATTTATTCGATTTTTTAATTATATGGTAACAGAACTAAAGTCTTCTCCAAACCGTATTATCAACGTAAGAGCAATATTAAGCTCTCTTTCAAATTACATCGAAGACATTCTGGACGAAGAGTATGAGGGTTATCGAAATGTGGTTCTAAAAATTGAAACTGTTGCAAAGGAGCCTGTACGACAAAAGACCATTATGACTACCGAACAGGTACAGAGTTGTCTTGACAAGCTGGTTGCAGAGAAGAAATATCAAATTGCCTGTTATTTAGCCCTAGCTGTTGCAAGTGGCGCTCGAAAAGCAGAATTACTTCGGTTCAAATGTGACTATTTCAAAGACGAGAATATTGTTTTTGGATGTATGTATAAAACCTCTGAGGAAATCAAAACTAAGGGGCGTGGCAGTCGTGGAAAGATGTTGTATAAATATACATTTGTAAAACAGTTCAAGCCCTACTTTGACTTATGGATGAAGTATAGAAAAGAAAATAATATTGAAAGCGAGTGGCTATTTGTCATCAATCGGGAAGATGGATATGGGCAAGCGGCTGTTTGCAACGCCAATACATGGGCTAAAACTATCGAAAAATATATGGGCGTTCCCTTTTATTCCCACGCCTGTAGACACTATTGGTGTACGGAATTAAAGCGACAGGGATTGCCGGATGATGTTATTAAAGAACTCCAAGGGTGGAGTAGCGATATGATTTCAACTTATTCCGATCTGTCGGTAGAAGAAACACTTAGCGATTACTTCGATGAAAATGGAGTTCGTACAGATAGAAAATCTACAAAATTATCCGACTTATAACAACTTTTCTTTAGATTAGGAGAAATTAAAGATGGGATTTAATAACAAAGATTTTCTTGTTGGTGTTCCGTGTAGCCCAAACACATCCTTCTATGACAAAATCGTAGAGGGATTAAACGAGGCGCTTGCTTACCAACAGAGAGAACTTGAAGTAAGAACTAATACTGTTAATACATCTAAAAATAATCCTGACGACAAAAGTTCCTTTGTTTTCAAGGATTTTTGAGAGTAAAAAGTCGATTTTGTTACCAAATGATAAAAAGCGCAAAAAAGCCTTATTTCTCAACGATTTTTGCGTGTCAATTTTTTATTTTCTTAGATTTTTGTTGCCAAATTCAAGTAAAATGGCAACTGGTGGATTATAAGGGAGACTTTTGGAAAACTGGATTAAAGACAATCCTGTACAACAATAATATTCATTTTAGATATTTTTTAATGGATTTGAAAGGAAGTCAGAATTATGGCTATTAGTTTTAATGACCTACATGACGTTATGGCTCAAAGAAATAATGGACTTATTTCCAAAGAAAAGTTTAGTCTTTGGTTAGATGAAAATTTGGAACTCATTAGATATATTCCTCTTGCGAAAAAATACGCAATTATTGGCATTTTCTCTAATAGAATAAAAAATGGTATGGGAGAAGAAGGGGAATACAACACAGATGCCGTTCTCCTCTATTACGACCTTAATCAGCTCTTTGATTTGCTGTTTGCCTATACTAATGTTCCCATCTCTACAAAAGACAGGAGCTTAGACAACTATGACCTAATTATGACCAGCGGGTTCTTCTCTTACGTTTACAATTATTGCGGGGGAGATTACGAGGATTTAGTTCGTAAATGCGATAATGCTACCGGCATTAACACCGTTTGCATTATGGAACAGATTGTTCAAGCAATCGGTAAACAGCCTACGGTATCTGAAATGAGACAAATGGCAAATATCATCAATAACGATATTGATAAGGACAAACTGGAACTCATCAAAACAATTCAGGAATATAATAATCCCTTAATAAAAAAGGTTGTAAATTCAATTTCTGAACAAAGCGCAAGAGAAGTCATGAACAAGGTCTCAAAAAATGAGGAAAAGTGATTTTTGTGCAAAAATTTGATACAATAGATAGTGCATATAGATATACTATTTCACAACAAAAAAAGAGAGAAAAACTTCTCAAAAAAGAAATGTCGAAAATTCTAGAAAAAGTTGCCCAAGATACTGTGCGTAAAATACAGGTCTTTATTAGACAGTATTGGTATAATAGATACGCTCCTCAGAACTATACGAGAACATATACACTACAACACAGTGTATACTATTCTATAGACGGAAACGATATTCATATCAAATTCGACTTTTCGGAAGGAAAGCAATGGTCGAAACCCGGAGAATGGAAACCATACGACTTTGAGGCAGAATACTTTAATGACGAGGGCTTCTGGGCAGATATGGTGACTTTTATTGATACTGGTCGTTTTCCGAGTGGACGAATGGGGTCTTCTCATAACCCAAGAGCGGGACACGGAATTCACTTTATGGAAAAGACTATCACATGGTTAGATAAGTACCTTCATGATGAAGTCGATAAGGAGATACGGATATTTTTAGGGCAGAATAATCTACTTTAAAGAGGGGGGAGATTTAAATGGCTACACCGCAAGAACAGTATCTTATTGATTTGGGATTTGAAGTAACGGGGCTGACCCCCCAAGAGATAAATCAGAGCTATAGTAAAATTAAACTTTTGGACAATGCTTTTAAGTCACTTGGCGGAGAAATTGGCAAGGCTTTTGACAAACAGTCTCTTGATGAATTCTTTAATCAAGCGGAATCCCGTCTTCAGAATTTTGCAAAAACTGTTTCTGCTACCATAAAAAATATCTCTGTTCAGGCTGGAAATGAATTTATTGACCTACAGAGAGCCTTGGGTGATATGAACTTTGGTACACAACGTATCACACCGGTAGACATAGGCACAATAAATCTAAATAAATCTCGGGCAGGAAATGAAATTCTAAAAAATATTCCCAGCCCAATGGATACGCTGGACAAACAGACAGGGCGTTACACCATTAGACAAGACGACCTTGGCGATGATGTTTCTAAATCTAGGCTAAAATGGGCTATAGCGAGTTCGCTACAGCAGTCGAATGATACTGCCAGCCAAGAAGTTGACGCTATAAAAAAACTTCTCGAGTCTGGAACAAACGATTTAGAATCTTACATAGAGAAAAGCGAGACCGCATACGACAATGACGGAAAAGCTGTCCGTTCTTGGGTTACATTAAAGTTAAATGAGTATCAGAAATTAAAAATGGGTCTGAAATATGTAGAAGATACTCAGAACATTGATGGACAAGACAAAACCTATCGATTTGCGGTTCGGGAAGGTCAGGAAATTACTACTGATTATAGTAAGAAGTATAAGAGTGACCTTGACAGTATCACGCAGTCTCTAAAAGAATATAACAAGGTGTCTGCGGAAAGAGATAAGCTAAGGACCTCTGATAGCTCTGCTTATTACTCCAAACAGATACAACAAGACAATCAGAACCTTAAAGCCCTTGAAACTACATTGTCGAGTGTTTCTGGTTCTGTAAATGGAGTCAAAACCAGCGTTGTTACATTAGATCGAACAACAAAAGAAGCAAGAATAAATCAGACCGCACTAAAGTCTGCCTTTGAAAACAGCGCAGAGTCTCAAAAGGCGGTAATAACGGCGGTAAACGAATATAACCATTCTCTGTCTAATCAGGAAGCACAAAGAAATGTTAAGACAGATAATGAGCTTATAGATAAGGCCATAAAAAAGCAACAGGAACTTGTAGAAGCAAAAAAAAGATTAACTGAGTTAAAATCTTCTGGTGCAGACCAATCGGATATTGCTGCGCAACAAAAGGTTGTATCCTCTTTACAGGGTGTTCTCACTAGATTTGGGAACAAACAGCTTTCAATTGGTGTACAAGTGAAGGAAGCTACGACCTTTGTAGAAGCCCAATCAAAAGCAGTCGAATCTTTGGCTAACGATGCTTACGGAAAATTAAAAACTGCACTTACGGAACAGTATAAACTACAAAAGCAGTTGGCGGATGCTCAATCAAAGGGAGATACAGATACTACTGAACTTTCAAAGCAGTTAGCAGAAAAACAAAAAATTACAACTGAATTAAAACAAAACTATCTAAATCAGTCTACAGACAAAAACGCCGCTCAACAAGATATAGACCTCATCGAAAAGCGTTTACAGCAAGAAAAAGACCTCCAAGACATCTCTCGCAGTTCAGCCGAGGCAAAGAAAAGGGAGAAAGAGGCTCACGACGAGTTTGTTAAGGCTCTAAACAAAGAATACGAAGCACAACAGGATTTAATAAAAGCTCGTGATAGCGGTAAAATTCAATCTGAATCTGATGCTCAGACACGGTTGGGTGCTGCTACTACAGAGAGACAGAGCGCAGAAAACAAGTATTTGGGCGTGGCTGTAGATGTAAATGCCGCCCAACAGGAAATTGATGCCCTAAAACAACTCAATGCAGAAAAAGAGAAAACAACTCAGGCCAACAGAGATGATGCCAAAACAAAACAAGCGCAAGCAGACGCTTTAAAGGTTGTTCAAGATTCTCTAAAAGAATACACGGATACTCTTAAAGAAAACCAACAAATCGAAAATTCAGGACAGTCCGAACTTTATAGTCAAAAGTTGCAAGACAATGCCCATACTTTAGAAGTGCTTCAGCGGCAATTAAAACTTGCAGGGCAGGGCGTAGTTGAAATTGATAAGAATACCCAAGAGGCATCCATTGATGTTTCAAAACTAACCACCGTCTTTGCCAACAATAGAGAAGCGGTCAAGAAGGTTCAAAACGCTGTAGAGCAATACAATAAAGTCTTAAAAGAAAGAAAAACCCAACAGAATGCCTTTGACGATACGAAAGCAATTCAAGCTGCAATAAACAAGATGCAGGAATTGATTGCTGCTCAAGAAAAATTAAAGGCGCTTAAAAACGAAAAGGCATCTACGGCAGAAATCAATGCTCAGATTCAAAAAGTAGAACAGCTTAAAAACGAAACTGAACAGCTAACCAGTGTAACCCTGTCCAACGGGACAGCAGTTGGAAAAACAAAAACATATACAGACGCATGGACGAAAGCCATTGATGACCTTACGGCCTCACAGAACAATAGCAATGCTTCTACACAGCAAAGCTCTTCTCTTTTAGATAAACTATCAGGTAAATTTAGCAATGTTATATCTAATGTAATTAGGTATAATGCGGCTCAATTCAGTTTAAATACAGTTGTCAACAAGACCATAGGAACCATCAAATCTCTGGATAAGAGTATGACGGAGGTTCGTTTGGTGACGGGCGAATCTGCGGAATCTGCCCGTGAAACGATGAATTCCTATGCTGACTTAGCGAAACAGTTAGGTGCAACTACTACGGAAGTTGCAAGTGGTAGCGTAGAGTGGCTTTGAGTAAAGGTCACTATAAATTTCCTTAACTGCGGGAAACTCCTTAGAGCTTTGGTTACTAACTTAATACAGAAATGTAATTAGGGGCAAATGTAATGAATTTGATATAGTAAAAATACCAAAGATTGGACAATCCGCAACCAAGTGTCTAATTTAGACAAAGGCTCAACGACTATCTTTTAGGTGTAAACCAATAAGAGTAGGGCCCAAGTGGGTAGGTGAAAACCCTTTAAATCGAAATAGGAAATGTCTATTTATTTAGATAAAGATATAGTCTGTACTTATAAGAGATTATAAGAACTTGTATTGGTATAGAAAGAGGTATATATTGAACGAAGATGATATTCTTGACCAGATAATTCGGGTGAGAGTAAATAATTTTAACAAAGAACATTTTGATGCATTGGGGTATAAAACATCTTTAAATGAATATATTTATGTGCCAGCAAAACATCTTCCGAGCGGTTCCGGTCTCAAAATAAAGGTGTCGTGTAATTACTGCCATAGAGTATTTGAAAAGTCTTATCGAAGATACTTAGAAACAAAAGATGATTTGTGCTGTGAAAATTGCAAGGCCCAAAAAATGGAACAAATTTCTTTGAAAAAATACGGCAATAAGTGTTCTCTCCGAAATCCTGTGATACAAGAGAAATCCAAAAAGAAAAACCTTGAAAAACTCGGAGTACAATATCCGTTTCAGAATGTAGAAATTCTTGAAAAGTGCAGGAATACATGTATAGAAAAATACGGAGACGATTATCGCAGTTGTATAATAAGTAAACAACAACGTCATCTCCACAAACTATACGGCGGCATTCTTAACTATAACGAGTTTCCGTATCAATTGGATATTTTCTTCGAAGACAAAAAGATTTATTTGGAATATGATGGTGGTGGTCACAAAATTAGCGTTAAAACCGGAAGATGTTCGGAGGACGAGTTTTTACAGAAGGAATTAAAGAGAGAATTGTTTCTTAAAAACAAAGGATACAAAGAGTTCCGAATATGTTCTAATACCGATAAGTTACCACCAGATCAAGAATTATTGAATATAAAAGAAAGAGCATACTACATTCTTTTGCAAGAAGGATATAATAAATATATTTACAATATAGATACCAATACAGAGTTTTTTGAAGTGTAACGACTTTAAAAAAACACATAGTCGTCAAGGTAAAACAGCCCAAGAGACATCTCAACTTCTGACTGCTTCTACTATGCTATCTAAATTGGGCATGATGGATGCAAATGAAGCTACCGAAAAATTAACTGCTACACTAAACGGTTATAAATTTTCTGCATCTCAGGCAACTGATGTTGTGGATAAACTGGTAAATGTGGATCTTATCGCTGCTACTAGTGCAGAGGAACTTGCCACTGCATTACAGTATGTGGCTTCGCAATCCAGCTCTGCCGGTATTAGCTTTGACAAAATGATAGGATTGATTGCCGTAGGTTCCGAGACAACACGTCTATCTGCCGAAACCATTGGTAACACATGGAAATCTGTTCTGGCTCGTATGGAACAGGTCAAAGCAGGAGCCAAGATTGACGAAGAAGGAGAAGCAATCAACAATGTTGAAAAGGTTCTGAATAAATTTGGTATCCAACTTCGTGATTCAACCTCTGAATTCCGCAATATGGAAGATGTGTTGGATGAAGTTGGTAACAAGTGGAACACCTTTGATAGCGTTGCACAAGCACAGATTGCCACTGCCATTGCTGGTACACACCGTATCAACACTTTTGTTGCTACGATGGAAAACTACGATACTGTGTTGAAATATACCGAGGAATCGCAGGACGCTGCTGGTACTTCTGCTCAGAAGTATACAGCGTATATGGATTCTATTGATGCAAAACTGAATACTCTTACTGCCACATGGGAACAGTTTGTTAATAATCTGAATCAGAGCGGTACTGTTAAGAGCGTTATTGATTTGGGCACAAAATTGATTGGTGTTTTAGATACGCTTATCAATAAGATGGGGCTATTAAAAGTTGCATTACCAGTGGTCACTGTTACGTTGGTATCGACAAAGTTATTAAAGTTAGTTCAATATTTCCAAAATCTTGGTAACGCCGCCAAGGTTGTTACACCGTTGGTAAAGAATTTTAATTCTGCTTCTGCCAATTCTGAAAAAGTAATACAGGAAATTGCTACTAATCTTGCGGGACTTTCTGTTAAGCAGAGGGTTGCGCTTATTAGCTCTAAAAATCTAACTACTGCACAACAAGAACAGATCCTTGTCGCTTCCGGTGTTAGTCAGGCCGAGGCCGCAGCCGCAGTATCGGCCCAAGTTGTTGGAACGTCCTCCTTGGGCGCAACGGGAGGAGTCGTTAGTCTTAGTGCGGCTTGGCAGGGACTTACTGCTGCCATTTCCGCTAACCCGATTGGCTTCGCTCTTACAGCCATTACAGCAGTTGTTTCTGCTGTAGTGATGGCCGTAGATGCCTATAATCAAAAAATACAAGAAACTATTGATAAAGCACATGAACTTGAGGACACATATAAAAATTTTGTCTCTGAATCGAAATCCTCTATAAGTTCTTTGAAGTCTATGCAAGATGAATTTGCAAGACTTTCGGATGGCGTTTCTGATTATGGTGAAAACATATCTTTATCAACAGAAGACTACAAGAGATATAAGGAAATTGTGGCTCAGGTATTAGAGTACACTCCTCAATTACGAGAGGGATACAATAAAGAGAATGAGGCAATTGCAAACAAAAACGGCTTGCTCGAAGAGTCCATTCGGCTACTTGAATTACAGCAACAGACAGAAACGGAGCGTTTTATCCGTCAAGATCTTCCAGATATTGGAACTGGATACATCAATGAACTAAAGGCATCTCAGAGCGCCATCGAAAATCTTGATAATCAGTTTGTGGCTGCCCAAGGAGATTTCGAGAAAATTTTCGATCCGGGTTTCTTTTTAGACGAAAAAAAAATTCAGAAAACGAAAAAATTATTAGAGACTATTGGGCAATCTACAACGAGCTACCGAAGCGTTATAGATTTGTATGGAAGCGATATAATAGAAAAGTCTGACGAAATTTATCAAATGATGTTGCAAAATACCGATCTTTTTACAAAAGAAGACTTGGCTGTTATAGAAAAATACCTCGAAACAAGGTCGGGCCTAATGGCGGATATGGTGAGTAAAGAAACAGAGTTAAATTCGAGTTTACAGATAGTTCCTTTGGCGGTAGAAGGTTACACTTCGTTAAACAATGAAACAAAGGCGTTTATTTCTCAGTATATCGATATGTTTCATCTTGCGACAGATATGGAAGAAGAGGATGTAAACGCTTGGATTTCTAATATCAAAAATTTCACAAAACTACTTATTGACAGTGGCCCACAGGTTCAAGGTGAAATCCTCGAACTTTTCTCTTTAGATAAAACGCAGTTATCTGCTGACACATATAAGGGACTCGTCCAACAGTATATTGCAAATATTTTGGACGCTCTCAAGTTAGAGGGCGAAGAGCGCACTGCCATGGAACAGAAATTAAAAATAAAACTTGGCATTGTCGTTGTGGACGGACAGGGCAACGAAGTTGACACCCTGCAGCAAATGATTGACAATCTGAGGGATAAAGTTGACGGCCTATTCGACTTCGATAAACTTGATACATCTGATTGGACTTATGAAGACTTTGAATTGGCCCTAAAGGTCGATACAACTAATATCAAGAATGTGGAAGATTTTATCGCTGCTATGCAAGAGCTTAAAACCAAAGCGCAAGAGACAGTTCTCTCCTTTGAAGAACTACAATCTAAAATAAATTCCGCACTAACTACAGTTTCGGACGAATTTAAAGCAATAGAAGATAATTACTCTACTCTAAAGACCGCAATGACAGAATTTAATGAGCAGGGAATTATTTCTGCCGATACACTAAAGAAACTTTCTGAAAATGACTTATTGCAATACTTGGAAATCGTCAACGGTAAGGTACAGATAAATACGCAAGCGTTGAGTGATAATATCGCAAAAGCAAAAGCAAAAGCAAAAGCTGATGTTCTTATAACTACTTACAACGAACTATTAGCTCTGTCAGAAAACAATGTTACAGAGTCCTCTAATGTTGCAGCGGAAGCCGCAGAAGATACGGCTGACTCTGTAAGGATCTTATCCTCGGCATTTGGAGAGGCCGCAATTAGCGGAGCTTTTGCTACCGATATATTGGATGCTTGGAGTAAAACTGCCGGAAAGGCTGTTCCAAAGGGAGACATCCAAGATTATCTGGACAGAATCAAGAATATGAAAACAGCATTTGAATTTATTGAAAATCTGGATTTAGGTGGCGGTAGTAGTGGCGGCAGTTCAGCATCAAGCAAACGCTCTGAGGCGCTGAAGGAACAAAAGAAAAATATAGAAGACCTAATTGAAGCATTTATTAAAATGTATAAACAAGAGCTAAAAGAGAGAAAAGAAGCCGAAAATGCTGGATACGAAATAACTAAACGGAATTTCGAAGATGAAAAGACTATTATGGAACGGCGTTTTCGTGATGTGAAACAGCATTATAAAGACCTAAATAAAGCACAAGAAGAGGGTGCAGAAGCTCGCCTTGACGCTCTTGAAGCCGAATACGATGCTTACAAAAAGAAGATAGATGCCGAAAAGGATTTATTAAAAGCGAAAAAAGAAGAAGAGGAATACGAAAAAAGTCTTGCAGAAAAGACAAAAGATGTTGCAAAGATCCAGTCAGAATTAGCCAAATTACAGTTTGACGATAGCATCGAAGCTCAAAAGAAACGTATTGAGCTAATGGAACAGTTATCAGAGAAGCAGGGCGATTTAGACGAATTTCAGAATGACCATCGGTATGACATTACAGAAGACGCTCTCGATAAAGAATCTGACCGATACAAGGATTTGTACGATGAGCGCAAAAAGGAAATCGAAGACGAAAAGAAGGCTTGGAAAGATTTATACGATGCTCGTATTGATGCGCTGGAAAGAGAACAGACCCGGTGGGAAGATGATTTCGAAGACAGAAAAACAAAGGAACAACGTGCTCATGAAGACAGAGTAAATCAAATTGAAAGCGAAATTAACGATGAAAGAAAATTGCGAGCAGATGCTATTGCAGCTATCGAGAGTCGGAGTGAAGAAGCCTATAACAAACTCATCGAGTGGAATCGTCTTTATGGTACAGGTATTGACTATGACATTACTCAAAAATGGAATATTGCTAAGGCAGCCTTGAAAGAGTATGGTGATCAAGGGCTTGGCATTCAAGAAATTCTCGACGTTCTCGCCCAAAAGATAGAAACCATTGCGAGTAAAACGAGTAGTGCGGGTTCTAGTTTTAAAACATGGAATGATAGTCTTAATGACACCAAATCATCGTTGGTGGAAATTGCAACTCGGATGAGAAAGGTCAACGAACTATTAAAAGAAGCCGGAGCTTTTGATGGTATACCAATTCATGAGGTGCCATCTAATCGACCAAACAATGTCAAAAAAGAACTTTTTACCAAGAATCATACTGGTACAGACTATGTTGCTATGAACGCCAACGATAGACTACTCAACAAATCTCTCGGATTAAAATCGGATGAAGTTGTTCGTATTTTAAAGGTTGGTGAAGCTGTTATTCCCAAGGAAAGGAATCTGAAGCGTCTAAGAGAAAATTCTGACTTTGTAGAAAACTCTTCCCTAAAGAGACTTTCTGAGTTGTCTGAGGTATCACAAGGAGGCATCTCTGATAACAGTTCGCATATCAGCATTTCTATCGGAGACACAATTGTGCAAGGCAATGCAGATAACAATATTGTCAATAGGCTTAATGAGTATAAGAATTCGCTCGTAAACGAAGTCTTTTCTCGTATCAACAAACATACAAATCTTAGTGGCTTTAGAAGTTCTAAGCGGTATGTTTGATTTATATAGAGAGGGAGAGTTTTTGCTCTCCCTCAACTATTTTTAAGGGTGGTGATAATATGATATATGGAATGCCCTTTATATACAACTCGATTCCTTCCGAGATATACAATGCATCGTTGGTATTTCTTGATGGGGATTATACCAAAAGAACATCGGGTTCCGGTGTTGAAATAATAACTGATAGCATACGAAGAAATGCAAAAGTTTTGTATTTAGATGCCACCCAATCTCCCCCTCTCGAATTTGATGTAGAAATTGTTCTGGATGAACCTGTTGACCTTTTTGTTTTTACACAAATAAAGGACTGGTTGGGCGGAGAAATCTCTTTTAAAGAATTGCAAATTTGCGCAGACAATTTTGCAGACTTTTATTTTAACTGCTATATAGAGCTAAAAGAGGATTTAATTTACGCTGGCGGATACCGTGGCGTAACTGCGACAGTTCACTGTGACGCTCCGTGGGCATGGCAACATGAAGAAGAGCTGGAATATACTTTTGAGGACACATCCGTTCCTCACTTGGTTCAATTTAATAATTTGTCAGCTGATTCCGAGTCCTTACGTCCCACTATTGAAATTACAGTAGCAGACAGCGGAGATGTTTCTATCGTAAATATGTCCTACCAAAACAGAGAGACCAAATTTTCTAATCTGTTACAGGGCGAAACTGTTACCTTAGATAACCTATATGGCTTTATAAGCTCTGACACTGGATTAAGGCGTGTAGCGAATTTTAATAAGGTTTTTCTAAAAATGGATAAGGGTATGAACGATTTGGCGATAAGTCCGAACATATCTAAATTAAAGATAAAATATCAGAATGCGAAACGAATTGGAGGTGGTTATTATTAAGTTTTCTTTTGATAAGAATGGTCGTTACGAGTATCCCGTTCTGACCTTGGCAAACATTGACAAAACAGAGCTAGCTATCATGGAACAGACCAGAGAACTTACTATAACCCCCCGATTTAATGCCGTATCTGAGTTGTCTTTTAATATCTACAAGGAATATAACGGTATCGTTCTACCATACTATGACACCATCGAAAAGAATAGATTGGTTCATGTAGAAGGTTTTGGCTGGTGGATTATCTATAAGATGACAGAAACCTTTGATGGTGGTGTTCCTCTTAAAGAAGTTGAATGTTATTCATACGAATACACCCTCAACTACAAGGGGGTCAATCTTTTAAATGGAACATACAAATTTTGGGATGAGTTATCCCCGGAGGATACACTATTATACAAGCTATTCTCTATCGTTCCAAGATGGAAAATTGGTCATGTAGACATAAATTTATGTTCTAAATATAGGACCTTTGACGTTCCAGAAGCAACGCTATATGGCTTTTTGATGGATGATGTCTCTACGACATATCAGTGCATCTTTCAGTTCGATACAGAGAGTATGACTGTTAATGCTTATGAGGCAAGCTCTCTCGTTAAAGATACCGATATTATGATAACTTTTGACAATGTGGCAAAAGAAATTCAGTTAGAAGAATCTGATACCGATATTTATACAGTTCTAAGAGTTAATGGCGCAGATAATCTTTCTATCAATGTTGTCAATCCGTTGGGAGATAACCGCATTTTTAATTTTAGTTATTATAAGACGATGGATTGGATTGGCGACCAAGCCTTGATTGATAAGATTACCGCTTGGGAAAATTTGATAGAAGAACAAAGAAAGCCGTATGCAGAGTTACTTACTCTATATAGAAAGCAAAACAGGGATCTTCTCACATTAAAAGCAAAACTTACTGATTTAAAGTCAGAACTTGAGGCATTAGAGACCGTTCGTAAAAATCTAATGCCGACAGACCCGAATGACGAACTGTATGATGAGCAAGTAGAAGAATTTAAAAAGAAAACGGACGAAGTAGACGCTAAAAACATAGAAATACAAAATAAAGAAAAGGAAATTAAGAATAAAGAGACGGAGATACAAGAGACGAATCAGTCTTTAAAGAATATAAACACCTCTGTAAAGTTTGAGAACTATTTCACTTTAGATGAACAAGTTACCCTCAGTGACTATATTATAGAAAGTGTATACACTGATACCAACTTTGTTGTCACTGATGATATGACTATTCCGTCAGACCTTAGCAATGATACTTTGGTACTCACAACTACTGGCACAAAGAAATTTGGAGATTTACTCGATACCGATGTTCTTATAGACGAACAATATATTGCTAATCAATTATTAGAACAGGGTATGGAAACTGCTAAAACTTTGTCTCAGCCCAGCTTTACTTTCTCTTTAGACACTACAAATTTCTTGTTTGTAGAAAAGTTTAAGCCGTTTATTGACCAAATTGAATTGGGTTGTACGGTTGCCGTAGAGATAGAAGAGGGAAACTGGGCATATCCCATCCTTCTGGAAATGACATTAGAATACGACAATCCAGAAAATTTCTCTATGACTTTTGGCAATCGCTTTAGACTGAGTGATGCTGAATGGACTTTTGCAGAGCTTCATAACGAACAAGTTAAGACGACCTCTCAGGTAGGTTCAACCCTCCAAATTGCTTCCGAACCCGTGTTAAATGGAACAGTAAGCAGTTTTGAAGAGTATATGACCAACAATTTGATTGCCGCCAATCAACAGATTCAGTCTACGGCGGATAATGAAATGACGTTTGGTAGTTTTGGTTTGAGAGGAAGAAAGAGAGACGATACCAACGTTACAGGTTATGATCCACATCAATTGTGGATAAACAATAATCTTATAGCAATGACCGATGACAATTGGCAAACGGTGAAACTGGCAATTGGTTTGATTGGCGGAAAGTATTCTGTTAATGCAGAAGTTATTGCTGGTACGCTATTGGCTGGTGAACAGCTTACCATAAAGAACGCCAACAACTCTTTTGTTGTAGATGCAAATGGGGTAAAACTTACCAATGCGTCTATCGAAGTAACTAACGACAAAAACAAAATTGTTCTGAATCCGGAAGTCGGAATTCAGATGTCCGTAAAAAATCCAAGCACGGGAGAGTACGACACGAACTCTTTGATGTTCTCCGAGAAGGGTGTATTGGAATTTTCTGGAACGCTAAGAGCTGCTACAGGTGAATTTACTGGCAAAGTAACCGCTAATGAGGGCGAAATTGGCGGATGGATTATTAAAAAAGATGGTCTACGTTCATCTAATGAACAAGTATATCTTTATTCTGATGGAAATATTTCCGCAAGCGAACTCAATACCGAAAGAGGGTATATCGGAGATTGGCAGATAGACGGAAATACTATTAGTTGTGGAAAAATCAGAATGATCGCTACGGACAGTAAAAAAGAATATGTAGGTGGCGGTCAGTGGTCGTACAAACCCGGTAAGGGTCGTATGGAAATCGGAAAGTTTATTATCGATGAGAATAGTTACGGAAATTACTATATTGGCGGTTCTACCGATAGCGGCTTTACTGACATAAATTCTGCTCAGTGGGGTATGAGTGCAAATAACTCGAGCTTGTGTTTTTACACCGGATATAATGGCGGAAACGCTAAAGAGGAAACCAGCTATGGTTTCTTTGCAAAAAATGATGGAACAGTAAAGGCTACAAGCATTGGGTTTATTGGGCAGACCGCAATTACAAGCTGGAAAGATACTACTAACTATTTTGAGGGGAAAAATACTTGGTATAGAATCGCCTCTTATGGCACTACCGGAGAAACTATAAGAGGTTATTATCGATTGGAATTTGTTAACGGAATTCTAAGTAATTCCAGCGAAGGATAAAAGGAGTAAGCACATGAACATTACTTATATCAAAAACAGTTCAGCAACTTGTATGAACATTCTCGATAATGTATACAAGGCGCTAAACACACTAAATCTGACCGGGTATTCCCAGCAGAAAACCAACATCAATTGTATGGAAGCACTTCAACAAGTGTATGGACAGCTTGAAAAAATTAACGAAGAAGTGTCCAAAGAGGATGAAACTAAATCTGAGGGGTGATTACATAAATGGCCTCAATGAGCAATGAATACGTCATGCAGATTCCAGACATGACTTTCTTTCAGGGTGATACAATTATTATTCCTTTTGAATTTTATGATGGACAAAATACACCAATTGACTTAACCAGAGTAACAGTATATTGGTATTTATGTCCATACGGAAAACCAAAATCCCCCGTTCTTGTCTTAGATAGCGTTACAAAAGACGCTAAAGGCGAGACAAAAATTGTTATTAACGAAGGTATGCCAAACGTGTGTTATGTAAATCTAAACGTAGAGGATACAAAGTCTATGACGTATGGAAAATACACACAGCAACCCGTCGTTGTATTGACGAATTCTCGTGGAACACGAAGATATATTCGGGCAGAAGGAAATATAATCTTTAAGCCTATGATAGAAGACATAAAACTAAATACGGAAATGCAACTTATGAGATTTTTTAAATAAGAGAGGATGATTTTTGTGGCAATTTCTAAGAAACTTGCTAAGAAAGTTATCGAATGTATCAATGGCGGAGTTTCTTTTACTCCCCCTACCAACTGGTACTTTGGCCTTTGTGCAAGTGAGCCTGTAAATGATTTAATTCCTGTCGGTTCTGAGCCAGCCGATGGCACTGGGTATAAACGAAAACAGCTTGCGAATAGTCAGTTTAGCGGTAGCTCTGGGACGTTTACTCCTGCTGACACCACTGGTGACACTGGTACAGGACTTGTGGCCCGTGTTACCAATGCACAGATAATCGAAATGGACGAAATTACATCTGGCGATGAGCCTGATATTCAGTATTTTTTCCTTGCAGAAACCCCCGAAAACTCTAACGCTTCAGGAGCATCCAGAGAGGTGGCTATGTGGGGCAGTTTTGATCGTAAGAGAAAATTAGTCATAAACTCCAACCTGATTATTGAGACCGGTGGTGCAGTCTTTGAACTGTTTAATGTTATTTAAGTAAGGGTGATATGGTGTGCTTCATCCAATAAAGATTAAAATAAAAGCATTTCCTAAAAAAGACCCTGATTTCTACAACTTAGACGACATTGCGTCTCCCATAGTCGTTCATATAGACGACTATCCGACCTATATAAGCGAACACTTTAAACTGGGAATAATGAAATTTCAGCATTATTCTAATGCAAAATTGCGCATAAATGTAAAACCAGTATGTCCGGCAAAATTCTTAGAAGGTTCCTTCTCTGCCTATGCGTCTTCTGCCATGAAAATAAGAGCAATAGGCGTATCTAAGGCTTCTCAGAAACAATATGCTACTGCAAAAATAAAGCAGACCGGAACAGGTAGTGTTGTAACTAAACATGGAGCCACTTTAAAAACGAAGGTTCGACAGCGAATTTCTGGCAATACCGGAGTAAAATTTGGCGGAATACGACTTGCAGACAATAAATTCTACATGATTATAAGGACAACTTTGGGGTATTGGGACGATACGGCGTTGTCAGATATGGATGACGTTGAAAATATCAACCTCGAAGGCGTTATTGTACATTGAAAGGAGGGGTACTTTGAACATTACACTTAATGTCAGACAGAAGATGAGGACTGACACAGAGCAAAATTGGGGTACTAAAAATCCAATTTTATTGTCCGGAGAGACCGGATATATCTCGTCCGGAGACCACGCTGGAATGTCCAAAACAGGCGATGGAACTACAAAATGGTCAGATTTACCCTACGACAAAGCGGTTGCTGCAGGCGGCAACGCAGACACCGTAGGAGGGCACACCGTAGGAGCCGATGTCCCCTCTGATTTTCAGCAAACATTGGATAATTTAGGAAACGTTGTGTATCGAGCGAACGACTCTTCTGAAACCGTAACGGTTCCAAATCCTGTAGACGCAGATACATTAGAAGGGCATCCTGCATCCTATTTTGCTACTGTCGCATCGTTATCCAATATCAATGTTTTAACGGTTTTGTCTATCAACGGAGTTGATTTAGTTTCTGGACGATGGGACTTGGTTTCTAACAATGCAACTCTGAGCGGGATATCCCTTGCTTGCTTTACCTCCAATTCTAAGCCTTCTGGGGGGTTTAAGTCTCTCACCATTGATGGCATAACATATACCCCCGTTGTCACAGGCGGAGGTAATATCGATAATTATAAAGGCAATTTATTTGCTACCAATACTCTTGTGTTTATGGTCTTAGACAATACGGCACATACCGCTACACTCTTTCCGAGACCAACTGCTCTCTTTACTTCGACAGCTTCTCCGACAGACAATAGCGTTGGACAGGATGGAGATGTTTGGGTGGTGACAGAGTAATGGCGACTTATGACATCACATCCGTTAGGCCGACAAAAATTGTCGCCAAAGATATCCTAAACTGTCCTTACAGCGGAAAGGCTCAAACTATTACTCTTCCAAAAGGAACCTATATCTTAGAGGTGTGGGGTGCTCAGGGAGGATACCGAAGTAGTTCAACATATGGTGGAAAGGGTGGGTACTCCAAAGGGACAATCACCCTTTCCTCTTCTACAACCGTCTATTTGTACGCTGGTGGTTCTGGAAATACCGGAAAAACTAGCGGAGGGTTTAATGGCGGTGGAAGTAGAGATACATATAATGGGGGCGGTGGCGGTTCTGATATTCGTATTGGAACCGACAGTTTATATGCCCGTGTTATTGTTGCTGGCGGTGGTGGAAGCGATGGTGGCTCAACCAAGGCTGGCGGTTACGGTGGTGGCGCATCGGGACAAGCCGCCACAAATGGATATGGTACAGGGGGCGGCGCTGGAACAGCTACTTCCGGAGGTACTGGTGGCGGAACCTTTGGTTCTGGTGGAGCAGGAACTTATGAGAGTAGCGGCTATGGTGGAGGAGGAGGTGGCGGCTGGTACGGAGGTGGCGGTACTACCCCCGATGGCTCCGGTGACGATGACAAGGGGGGTGGCGGTGGTTCTGGATATGTTTATACATCTAGCTCTGCCTCAAATTACCCTTCTGGCTGCCTTTTAAACTCATCCTATTACCTAACCTCTACGACCTTAAATGGTGGAGGCACTTCTGCTATTCAGCCAACTGGTACAACCTCTACCGGTCATACTGGCGATGGATATTGCCGAATTACTGTTGTAGAAGTAAAAACCAATAATTATATAAAAAAGAATGGAAAATGGGTGCCTATTTCATCCGTATACACCAAAAAGAACGGTATATGGACTATTGTATCTTAAAGGGGTGATAAAGTATGGCAAACACAACTTCTGTTATAGATAATCTAAAGGACAAAAATGAAAATCTTGTTTATCCTAGGACTTTGGTTAAGGCGGTGTACGATGATGACGGAATACGACTCGACTCTCTTCTTAATCAAAAGGACAACATCTCCAATAAAATCTCTGGACTATCTTCTATCTGCTGGGAAACTACCGTTTCTGTCACCCCTAAGACTTCAACGGCTCCGTTTTCTTGGACAGTTACAGTTCCTTCTGGGTCAGTGAGTGACGGAACGATATCGCACTCCATTTCTCTTTCTTCCTCTGATTCGGTCATAGCAGACTTATATATCCCCTCTAACGCAACCGCAGAAACAGTTAAGGTATTAAAATCTTGCTGGAACTCCGTAGACAGGATTGACGTAAATAATGGGTCTATTACCATTATTGGTTTTGGTAGTGTTCCTTCGTCTCAATTTAGTATTCATCTACAAATCCACAAGCACGATTTTAGGTCTTTCATTGTCAATCCTACATGACTAAATTAGATAAAAGGAGGCGAGAATAATGCCAAGCCAAACTGAATTTGCGAAATTATCATTATATAATGGTACAACCGACAAAACAGCAAAATTCGGAACTTTTCGTGATGCGTTAGCTGGAACTGGTTCGGACAGCAATATGAACAAAATCGATATGCTACTAAAACAGCATGACACTAGTCTAACCGAACATAGCACATCGATAGAAGACATTCAGCAAAGTATTCAGAATATAAACGCAAAAGATAACACACAGGATGAAAGTATAGTCGCAATAAATAGTTCTATTGCGGAGATAAAGGCAAAAGACGAGGCTCAAGACAGTGCTATTACAACTATCAATTCCAACATTTCGACTATCAATTCGGAAATCACAGATGTTAAGGCAAAGAATACGGAACAGGATACGTCCATAACCAATATAAATAGCTCTATCAGTTCCCTCCAAAGAAAAAACACAGAGCAGGATGCTGAAATCTCAAAGAAAGCAGTAACTGCAACTTATACAGCAGATATTAGTACAGAGTGGACAGGAGACGTTGCTCCATATACTCAAACTGTCGCTGTAACGGGGATTACCGCAAATGATAACCCTATTGTAGACATCTATTCCGATAGTGCAAACGATGTATTTAAATTAGAGTTAAAGGCATATTCTCTGGTAAGCAAAATTGCCACAGGAGAAAATTCTATCACGCTTACCTGTTTAGATAAAAAACCAGTTACGGCATTTGCCCTACAATTGAAGGTGGTGAAATAATGGGACAAGCATTTATTACTCGCCGTGGTGGTGGAGGTTATGCAGAAGGAGGTGCTATACCTGTTGCTAACTTACAACCCGTATATTCTGCTTTGAATTTTTCAAAAATGCTTATAACAAGCACCTATTCCCCAAATACAACGGCAACATGGAGCGATATTCTTGACACATTTATCCTGTCTGATGGGGTTACGATATTGCAAGTAACCACTTCGGCGTTTATTTTATTTAAAATCTCCGACCCCTTGATGACGGTTGTTACAGCTACGCACGACAACTATGATAGTTATTACTATAAATCAGACAATCATCAAAAAATTGCCATTAACGAACCTTTGGGGCAATTCTACACTCTGTACAATGGGTATATCCATGCCTATAGTTTAGCTACACTGACAGAGCAATGGAGCACTCAATACTACTCATCCGGTTGGTCTGTCTCCAACTCAGAAAGCATTTGCATTGATCCTACAGATCATACCCCTTGGTACATCGGGTCTATAGGTTCAAGTAATAAGCTAATTCATTACAACCCTACGACGGGATCAGCCACGCAAACCTATACAATCAAATCTACCTATAATGCGGTTGAGAAATCCTGCATTTATAACGGAGTTATATATGGGGTTAGTCGAGGCTATGATAGTTTATACTATGGCAGTTGGAACCTGAGTACAGGTGTAAACGTTGCAACCGGTTCAGAATATGGTCCAAAAGTTGGCAATCTTAAGGAATGGTTCTTGTACCAAAACCATCTTTTCTACGTTTATTATCATAACGATCACGAGTTTATAGGAAAGAGACTTAATATAATCTCATCGCCTAATGGACCGTCGTCTGGTGGCACTAACAGCATCGATGTGAAATACTCGACGTATATTTCATCGGACACCAACGATGGCGAATCAGAGTATTATTACCATCCTGTAGGCATTACCTCTGACGGAAACCTCCTTCTCATACTCGGCCCCATCAGATATCAAGACACCACGGACGAATATCGATATGCTGCCGACCTTGGCGCAGGGTGTGGCACTTTGACAAAAATAATGTCTTTTTCTGGGACAAGTGCCGCCACACAGGTTGCTGCCCGTAGTATTGGTTCTGTATGGAACTACAATTATCGAATTCCCATTAAAGGACCTAATTATCCCGTAATTGGTTCTGAGGGATTTTGTTATTATCCTCATACCAATGACAGCGCTATTACACAGGTAGTAAATCTACCAACCGGATATAAAGTTCTGAGTGAAGATTAAGGAGAGATTAAATATGGTATTCATTAAAACAGAGAATGATAAAGTCACCTATATGCACTATATGCCTTTCGACAAAATTTATGGACTGGGCAAAACCAAAGCAGAGCTTCTTCGGGACGGATATCTTGTAGACGCTATTCCGAATTATGAAGGTGAAGTTCCAGATGATAAGACCGCAGAACTTCATTATAATGGAACAGAATTTTCTTATGTATTGGTTGATAAGCCAAAAAGTCAGGGAGACGCTATGAAAGAAAAGCTCGCTTCTCTTGAAGCCCAGCAAGAAGCAACGAACGAGGCAATTCTTGGACTTATGAACATGCTTAATTTGGGTGCTTAAAATCCAGTTGCAACTAACTTGAAACTTATTTACAACTATTTTAAGACTAAATTCGTTTAAAACCGCTTCTTTAACAAGGAGCGGTTTTTACTATTCTTTTATTTTATTTTTAAGGAGGATTTATTATGGCAAAGAATATGTTTTATGGTTTTCTTCTGAATATGTGGGTCTTTGGTAAGCTGGACGAAAAGGGTCTGAGCGCCTATGTTCCTAAGTTTATCTCGGAGGAAGAGAAGAAACAGATTATGGCTACCCCCCAAGAAAGTTCTAAGTAATCTGTCTATACCTTTTGTTCATATGGGTTATCACCTTAGATAGCCCGTATTTTAAGGAGGAATTTTTGTGCTTAATATGATTTTAACTTATTTACCTGTCTTAGGTGTTGCTATCGCCGTAAATGTTGTGTTGGGTTTGTACAACAACATTAGCAACATTAAGGAATGTTTTGATTGGAAGAAGCTCCTAAATGGGGTTATCAAAGCCGTCTGTATTTCTGCCGCTTTCATTGGTCTTGCTTATTGCTTTGATGCAACTGGCACTGTTATTGATGTTGGCGTGTTCGATATTACTCCCGAACTTATCATGACCTCTGCCATTGTTCTATATGTAGCCAAAGGGCTGAAGAACCTTGCGAGTATTTTAGGTGTAAATTCTAAGTCCAAAGACGAGGAGTAATATTATATGGGGATTATGAAGGGGATTGACGTAAGTCGTTATCAGGGAAAGATAAATTGGGAACGGGTCAAAGAAGACGGAGTAGAATTCGCTATCCTTCGGGCAGGATACGGAATGTATGAGAACCAGATTGACCCAACCTTTGAATACAATTATACGGAATGTCAGAAGTATAACATTCCTGTTGGTGCTTATTGGTATTCTTACGCCACCAGCGTTAAAGAGGGTCAAGAGGAAGCCGAAATCTTTTTAAAAACAATTAACGGAAAGATTTTAGAGCTTGGAGCGTGGATGGATCAGGAATACGAAACGTCTATTCAGGCATTATCTAAACAGGCAAGAACTGATATTTGCATTACCTTTATGGAAAAGATAAAAGCTGCTGGGTTCCGGACGGGTCTTTACTGTTCCTATGATTGGATTAAGAACTGGCTTTATTCTGCAAAATTACAGAACTACGACAAGTGGATTGCTCAGTATTCCTCTAATTGTAGCTATAGCGGTAAAGACCTCGCCTTGTGGCAGTATTCCAGCAAAGGCACTATTGATGGAATTACTGGAAGTGTCGATTTGGATTATTTATATAAGGATTATTTAACTTCACAGAAGGTCGGTATTTGGAAGAAAAATACCAAAGGCTGGTGGTATGAATATTCTGACGGTTCTTATATTAAGAATGATTGGTTAAAGCTGGACGACAGATGGTATTACTTCGATAAGAACGGCTATGCTTTAAAGGGGTATGCGACTATCGATGGTAAGCAGTATTATTTTGCCGAAAAATACGCCCTTGGCAATATTAAAGAATGCCAGTTAATTATGACGAACGAAAGTGGGGAATTGCTATAATGGATGATTGGAAAACTAAAGTTGGCGGAATGATTGCAAGTCCCACAGACCCAAGAGACTACGAAATGACTACCATATATTCCGCTATGAAGTTACCCGAAACCTATAATGTCGGGGTAAAATATAACGTTCATAATCAAACCACATATAATAACTGTGCTGCTCATGCCCTATCTTCTTATGTAGAAATTTTACTAAGAAAAAACGGAGCATTTAAAGAGATAAGTTTTCCTTGGTATTATGGAGATAGAAATTACACTACGCATAAAGACGAAGGGTTAATTTCCAGAGATCTCCTGAAAGCTGCTCAGAAGGATGGGGGACTATATCTGAGCGATTATTCTAAGGTGGAAGAAATGAAACAGGCGATGTATACGTTTAATCGCCAGTTTGCTAATTTCAAATCCAAAGCTCGGAATATCCGTCTTGCAAATTATTATCAATGTGCAACTGTGCAACAGGTTAAAGAAGCAATCTATAAATATGGCTCCTGTATGCTCGGGACAACCTTATTTGAGAGTTTCGGTAAGGTTGCTCGTGGCGAGACTCTTTATATGAGTGAACCCGTTATTGACGGAATTTCTTTGGAGCCTATGGTTGGTGGGCATATGATGCTTGCCGTTGGCTGGATTAAAGACTACTTTATTGTTCAGAATTCTTGGGGAGAAGAGTTCGGTAATAAAGGGTATTTCTATTTCCCGTTCTCTCTTGCAACATGGAGCGAACGTCACGGGTTCCCATTCTCTCTTTTCGAGGCGTGGGCTATTGATGGAGTTTATCTGAATGGCAAGCTGATTTCTTATACCAATGAGACTACTCCTCCTGTAGTTCCAGAATCTAAAGAAAAATGGTATAAGACCTCAGACGGAAAATGGAGATATAAACTTTCCAATGGAAGCGATGCTGTTGGTTGGCTCAATATAGACAAAAAGCGCTATTATTTTAAGTCTAATGGAGATATGGTCTATAATCAATGGCAGAAAAACGGAGAGAATTGGTATTGGCTTCGTTCTGATGGTGCTATGGCAAATAATCAATGGCAAAAAATCGATAGTCGTTGGTATTGGTTCGATGAAAATGGTGTTGCCATCAAAGGATGGAAAAATATTGATGGTGTGGACTACTATTTCGCAGAACAATATTTCGGAAAAATCAAAGAATGTCAGTGTATGGTTGCTTCCGAATGATATAATTATGGGGATATGCTAAAATTCAAAGCATATCCCCATTTTTTTACGCTCAACCTTTTTTGGGCTTTCTGATAATAGGATAGAGATCGTCAATTTTTGTGTGTTTTTTTTATACTCTTCGACCTTTTTTCTAACGTGTCTGCTGTGACTAATTCTGGATTTTGGAGGTCAAATTCTCGGTATTTATAATCTCCGTTCTTCATGGTTTTTTCGTAGAAATCAATTCTGCCGATATACATTTTAGAAAAATCACCAGACAAAATGTCTTTCTTTTTCCAGATCACATAGACAATATCTCCATCTTTTGTCACAGGCTCAGGATACATTCTGCAATACCCGCTCTCCCAGTTAGAATACGGACGCTTAGAGCAACACAACATCTCTTTGTTAAGGTCGGAATATAGCTTACAACCCTCGTGACACTTGTCACAAGCAAATTCGCAATCTAAGAGATATTTTTTATGATAATCGAAACCCTTCCATAAATCCTGATTGTCTTTTTTAGAGGGAGAGTAATGGGGGCAGATAACATTGTCTTCCTTGAATACTCCACGGAAACCAGACTTTTCTTTTAGAACATCACAGAAGCCATCTTTTCCATGAGTACAAGTATCGCATTTCCAGAACACAGAACCATACTCGTAATATTGACACTCCTGACAATCCATAACAACGTCTCGCCGTCTACGTTCTTCTTTTGCAAGGTCTGCAATGTCTAAAAATGTGTTATACATGGGTTTTACGAAAGCCTCAGAAATACCAAGACATTCCTTAAGACCCCAAGTGGTACGCTCTGTCCACAAAACTTTTGCATATCCTTCAAAGAAAACAAGGATGCCGACTCGTCTATGGATATTGTGAAAATTCCAATCCAAAAACCAAACGGCTTTGTACTGCTGAGAGATGGTAAAATCTGTTGCCCAGTTTTCTTTGTCAGTAAGGAGGAATCGGATGTATTCCTCTAAATAATAAGCATCACTTATAAGTCTTTCTGTGTCTATTTTCTCCAAAATTTCACTCATTTTCTTCGTCCCCATTGGCTACCCAATCTACCAGATAATCCACAACAGCTTCTACACTGGTAGGATGAGTACCATCTTCGTCTTGATACATATACACTTTTTTGCAGTTTAGGTTTGCAATGATTCTGCTGATGAGATCCAGACCATCTACAACAGATAGCTTTTCTCCATGAACAGTATCCCAAATTTCTTTGGGTTTAGGCCATACACCGCTTTCAGCCATATTGATGGCGATACCTTCGGTTAGAGATCCGTAACACATATCTTCAAAATATCCACAGTGTTTACAACAGAAGTGGCGTTCAATCTCGCCTTGTTCCTCGGAATAGCTTTCAACAAAGCCCTTTGTCCCACATAGCGGACATATATATGCGTAATCTGCCATAATTTTTATTCCTCGCTTCCTGCAAAACTCACTGATACTTTTACGACAGAAAGATTATCTTCTATCGTATTACGCTCACAGAAATTCCAAAAGTGATAGTTGAATTCTTTGGGCTTATGCCCAGTTAGTTCTTTAAGAATAGACACCGCTTCTTCTTTTGACGAAAAAAGTGTAGCATCTCTAACGTCATCCGAACAATAGATATCGACCCTTTTGCCATCCTGCTCAAAAAACAATAGATCGTCTTTTTTGTAGGCAATGGCGTAGAATACAACACGTTTCATTGGTTACCCCTCCTTTTTAGACTACATCTATATTATAACGAAAAACACCCCTTTTGTCAAGGGGTGTACTGTAAATTTTTTAATTAGATTTTTGATTATTTTGACTAATTTAAAACACTTTGCTGGCAATCATCAAAAATAATCTCATCTAACGTCCTTGGTGTATAACCGTGTAACATACAGCCTACGTTATAGATATTTCCACGATTATCCCCGGGATTGCAACAAGTATTTCTAAGTTCAGCTTTCCACTCATTTAGAAAGTCATTTTCTCTTGTCTTATGGACGTGCCCACATAGCATATAACAATTTGGGTTATACGCCCCTTTGTACAGGAGAATAGGATAATGGCACATTATAACATGTCTACCATCGTCTGTGATTTCTTTGTAGTCCTTAATATCCGCAAAACGCCTTTTAAGCTCGGCAGAAAAGGACGAGAGACAATGATTTCCTTTAATTAAAACTTTGGCACCCGACAAACTATCAAGTAACCGTATCCATTCTTTGGGGTCTTTAGACCAACAAAAATCTCCTAAAATATATGTAATATCCTGCTTTGTTACTACGTTATTCCAGTTTTCAATTAGCTTTTCTTCCATCTCCTGAATGTCTTTGAATGGGCGCTGGTCAAATTTTATAACATTAGCGTGACCGAGCTAAAGATGAAGGTCACTGGTATAGAAGACCTTACTCACTTGGCATCACTCTCCTTATACACTTGTTTTTAGGAACTTAATTTTGCCCTAAAGTTTCCCCATGACCATCTGCCGAAGTTGTTGCACAAGTTGGGCCAACACAGTATTGAAATTCATTGAAATTATGGTTGTACTCTTTTGTAAAGACCCGATATTCATAAACATCTGTCGCATTTCCTATTTTTGTGTCACATTTCTTATCCCACTTTGAACACCAGCCGCACGGTGTTCTATAACAACAATCTGTTTTTTCGACCATATTAAATAACCTCTCTTAACTCTTCCAATTAGGGACACATCCGCCGTACCCCCTTGTCGATGTGGTCTTGTAGAACCTTTAGTGCTTCAATATTTCTAAGAAACTTTTCTCTGTCAGAAATCAATTCATACAATTGAATTATAGTTAAATCTGGATTCTGCTCATGAATAATTCCAAGGAAAATACTTGTCGCAGTTGTAGACCATGTTACAATCTTAAAACGACACTTGGCGTTCGGCTTAAGCGGTGGCGCATAAAAGACTACATCACCCTTTGTCTTTCTTCCTTGTTTAGACACTTTGTCCTCCAAAAATCAGTTCGTCAAAGGTTGATGGGTCTTCGCTCTGAGAGGTTTTGACCCATTCGCCGTTTTGCATTTTGTACAATCGGTACACCTCTCTACGATACTCCGATTCGGACATAATAGCAAACTCTTCTCCGTTTTCATTCGTGACTATTTCCCAAATCTTTTTATCTTTCGTTACCATACGATTTCTATTTCACCATGCTTTCTTAAAAATTCATTTGCTAATCTGAAATGATTACACCCAAAGAAACCTCTATTTGCAGAGAATGGACTCGGGTGCGGTGCTTCTAAAACCAAATGATTGGGGTTTTGAATAATCTCTTTTTTCTTTTGCGCATATTTGCCCCAAAGCAAAAATACCTTCGGCTTATTATCATTGTCCAAAAATCTAATAGCATCATCCGTAAATCTCTCCCATCCGTGTCCTGCGTGTGAATTAGGTTCGTGCGCTCTTACTGTTAAGCAGGAGTTAAGCAAAAATACTCCCTGCCCTGCCCAACTTGTCAAATCTCCATTAGACGGATGAGAATATCCTTCTAATTCAAGTTCCTTATAGATATTCCGTAGAGATGGAGGAATTTTAACTCCATCTCTAACAGAAAACGCCAATCCCGTAGCCTGACCTTCGTCATGGTATGGGTCTTGACCAAGGATTACAACCTTGACGGCGGAAGGTTTTGTGAGTTCAAAAACCTTAAATATATCCTTGTCAGGAGGATATACGGTATATTGTTTTCGTTCTTCGTCCAAGAAGATAAACAGGTCTAAAAGAAATAAGTCCTCTGCGTGACCTTCTTTAAAAAAGAACTCTCTCCATTTCCAAAGACTATCTCTGTCCTGTGCTTCCAATTCCACCCTCACGAACCTCCGTAGTATCATCATCGTCCATAACAAAATACTGCACGATAATGCCCTGCAAAATTCTATCCCCTTCGCCAAAGGTCAAAGGATAATCGCCGATATTCTTTAGACCATACATAATATGCCCTTCGTTTTTAGCATAGAAATAATCGCTGTCGATAACCCCCAAGGTGTTCCGAACAAATAAACCTTTCATGCCAGTAGAGCTTCTGGGTGCAATAAGCAGAACTTTATCCGTACCAATCTCAGCTCTAATGCCACTGGGAATAAGAATGGTTTCATTAGGTTCGAGTTTAAAGGCAATCGGAGTACAAAGGTCATATCCAGCGGAATAAGCGCTTCCACGTTTGGGGAGTTTAATATTTGTATAAATTTCTTTTAGATATTCTTCAATTCCAAGAGGAAGTTGAGCATTGGGATAAAAAATTTTGGTGTAGTCCTTTGCGAACTGGTCGTAACTTACCTTGGTAAACCTCATTGATTCTGCTCTCCTTTGATTACAATGTTGACGAATTCTTCTGCCTTATTTCTAAGGTCTTCCAGAGTGCCATTATTCTCAATCACATAGTCGTAATTATAGTCGTACACTCCTGCATCCGCTGGATTAGACTTAATATCCTCTACACGGTCACTCTTAACCAAAATAGTCTTTGCACCAAACTGTTTAACAGCACGTTCAATTTCTTTTGGTTCTCGAATATGGATAAACATTGCATCTTGCAAAAGCGTATTACGAAACATTGTTACACATCTAAAAATATACTTATAAGGACTGTCGTTATATTCCGTACAAAGGCTTTTTAAGTCTGCCAGAAATTTTCTGTCCTTTTCTGTTTTAGACCCATCCCATCCGACATTCCGTGCCATCGCTTTGATAATATCCACAGAAGATACATTATACACGGGTACGAATTGGTTTACGTCTTCGACAAACTGGTCTTTTCCTTTAGAACCAGAACCGTTAATGATAAAGATTGGTTTGCTCATTGTAAAATTCCCTTCTACTATTGATTTGCTTTAAAGAACGCTCGTGCGAAACCGGGTGGTGTCATAGCCCTGAACTCAGCGTCAGTCTGTGGTTCATGAAAACTCAGTTGCGGTACATTCTTCCACATACTTTTATGTTGAAACGAAATGCTTGGCTTGGTTCTGTTTGGTCTAATATAGAGGTTTAATTTTGGTTCTACATCGTCCCAATGTAAGAATTTTCTGTTTGGAACAACAAAATTACCCCAGATATCGGTTGGTTTTGTCCAAGCATCTCCATACCACCATCCAAGTCCGGTGTTTTGTATTTACCCAAAAACTGGTTAAATGGCGAAAACTCCGTGCAAGGTGGTGCTGCTAAAATCCCATAAACGTTGCGAGGAGGAGTATAATTTCTTACATCGTTATCAGGCAAGGTAATAACCCTTACATCATACCCAGCCTCTTTGTACGGTCTTGACCATGAGCCTGTGCCACCACAGAGGTCTAAAATGATTTTGTCGGAATTGTCGATTTGTCTCACTTCCTTCCCTTTATATTATAACGAAAAACCCCTTGTTTGTCAAGGGGTTTGAGGAAATTTTTCTGTATTTTAGAATTTTTCTACTTCAGAGATCGTTTCCGAATCAACTTGGTCGTATCCCATTTTTGCCAATTCGATACCCTTGTTCAAAGCTCTGATGTAGTCATAAGCATCAAACAAATCCCGTCCAATGATAGCGTCTTCCGGGCACTCGTTTAGATTATAAGCATCGAAATCAATACTTACACCATCTTCGTTACAATAAATCTCATGACCACGGACGTAATCATTATATCGGTCAAGTTTCTCATATACTTTTAGGGTTAAGGTTTTCATGTCTGATCCTTCTCATACAAAATCGTCAGCCCATAGGCTTTTGCTACTTCGTGCTCAATCCGACATCCTCTGGCGTTCTCCCATCCCTTGCAGAAATAGGCCGCATGGCACAGGCTCATATTTTCAAGGGATTTCGCAAGAAAGCACAGGGGAATCTGCACCACGCCACGCTCCTACATCTTCTCTCTGCTGTACCATTCATCGGTGAACAGGGTGTTTACGACTTGGTATCCATTGGCAGTCAAGGCCGCAACTGCCTTTTCCCGGGTCGCAACGATTTCTTCTTGGGTTTTTCCGGCCATAGGCTGGGAGAGCATTGCTTTATCCATTTCAATTACCCCTCATGTCAAACTCATCTAAAAACAACTGTCTAAAATAAGGAAGTTCCTCTGCCCAATTCTTAAAATCAGTATTCCAGTCTTTTAGTCTATGAGGATGAACACAACGCTGGTTATACATATTCCAAATAACCTCATAGTTAGCAGACCATGCAAAGGTATAAATATAGGAGGCGGGAAGGAGTTTTCGAATTTCCACAAAATATTTATAGTCCTTTGTTGCCAGATATAAGCCCCTCAGACGATTGAGTTCGTTAATGACTTCATCGGCAACAAGGTTGTTCATATCTTCAAAATCACTACGTTCAAAAGGTTTTGATACGCCTTTGTGTTGAAAACTGCTCGAATTTCTGGTAGTTCCCAACTTATAAGTATCGAACTCGGCAGCAACGTACATCGGCATTTTTACCTCTGTCGATACAAAAATACTGCGGAGAAATTTTCTGTGTTCGCTACCGCTTTTGATGAGATTTCGTGCCAGTCGTAGGTCGTTTTCTCCGATATTGAAGGGAGGATTTTGACAATCAAGATCCAAAATACAATCCTTGCATTTCACTATTCTGTTGTCGCCAAATACACTATCGCAACCATAAAAACTATCACTCTTGTCATGAGACATCATGGGCATACGCATTGCCCGAAATGCCCCATCAACATTAAATACCTGTGTGTTTTCAAATTTCATATAACCCATATCTCCTATATTCTGCGAAATATTTTTGAAGACGTTCGAGGTTACGGTACACATCCACCCAGTTCATACAACGAACGGCACCGGTTTCATCCTCGCTCACATCTTGATTCCATGGTTTATCCAAAAGAAGTTTAGCGTAATGTCCTCCTATTAGATTTTTACCATAATCATCAACAAGAACCGTTAAACCCGACAATAGCTGCTTGTTATGACAGACGATAAGCCGTTTGCGAATATTGATCATAGGGAAATTCTTCTGCAACCATCCCGCCTTTTTCTTGACATTCTCGGGTTCTGTGCTTGTCACAAAATAAATCTCATGACCCTTTTCGTGGAGTGCAATGATATACTTCCGAGCTTCCTCATCGATAGACACCCGTTTCCATACACGCTTATCCACAAAATACCTATGGAAGCCTTCTTTATACTCAGGCTTAACAAAGTTCTCAATATAATATTCCGTGATATCGTCTACTGTCAAATTATCCCCGCTGTCCTCATTGTATACCGATAGGACGCTTTCACAAAGATCGTTGATTGTTCCATCAATATCAATACCGATAATCATTTCCTTTTTTCACCTTCTTTATAGTTTTGATAGGCCCTTAGTATATCTTCCTGATTAAGCCAATAGTTCCCGTTGCTAACGGTAGACAAAGTAGGATATTTTAGCTCCATGAACCTATTCATCAAAGTGTATTTATCGACAACGCCGTGTCGAATATAATGCTCCGCTTTTGGATTTGTCACCTGTTCCAACACTTTAACCTTGCCGCTGTTCCCGTTTACGGTAAAGTCCGCATCTGAATTTCCCCTGTCCAAAAAGATAAAGTCTTTTGTGGGTTCAGGAGGAACTTCTCTTAAGTCCTTTTTAACTTCTCGTTTCGTCCATATAAAAAAAGAACACGGAACATTATAATCTTCCCCATCTACAAGAAAAGAGTCTTTTGGCAAAGATACAATCTTTTGCAAGTGCCAATGTTCGGAGAATGTGGCTTGGTTTATTCTCTTACGAAATGTATCGGGAAGAATAAAAGCAATAGTCTCTGCCCCCAAAGCAACACATTTCTTTATAAACTGTTTTGCAAGAGTGCTTCTGTTTCCGAATGGTGGATTTCCAATACACAGTGTATAAGGCGGAAACACATCGTCTAAACGAAGAAAATCCAATTGTATAATTCTGTCATCTTCTGGTACAATATCATACGCAACGAACCTTGGAAGATAATTTAAAAAAGAACCATTCCCGGCACTTGGCTCTACTATATATTTGTAAGATTTAATGTCGGGAATTTGTTCGACACAAAATTTTGCAATTTCTTTTTTCGTATAAAACTTATCAAATTCTACTATTTGAACCACCTGACTTCCAAGTTGTGTTTACGATACTTATCAAGCACGGGACTTCTATAGGAGTAATTTAAAGATCGCTCGATCCGTTCATTTCTTAGATTGGCTTCTGTGGTTCCGTGACAGTATGTGCCACATTCAATAGCCGCCACGTTGATAACCTCAGAAGGAATGTCAAATACACGGCAATTCTCTTTGTTGTCGGGATCAATATATACCACAATATACTTATGGATATTTTGCCACGGTCTAATCTGACGGAATTTCACCTGACGATTTCTGTCTTTGAACGAAATTACAACTCGAATATTCTGATTCGTCTGAGGATTATATGAATTTCCTGCATTTGAGGATGGGGGTAGTGAACTTAGCCCAAGGTCATTGTCAATCCATTTTTTCAAAAGAGAACTTCTTTTCTGGGGCGTAAACATAAATGCAGAAATCTTCCCCAAAAGAAACAAACTCTTAATTCCTAATGTGTCATCAATATTTTCTTTTTCAATTTCAGAAGAAATATCTTTTAGACAAGAGACCCGATGATTCAGCTCTTTTTGGATATTAGAAATCTTCATTTTTTACTCTCCTACCCCAAAAGCTCTCCAAACTTCTCTGGTTACGCTATCTTCAACCTCTGCGTGAAACTCTACGGGTTTTGATAGGTCAAGACTGAAAATACCCATGATGGAATGCGCATCCACAACGTACTTACCCGAAACTAATTCTGCATCATGACTGTACTTAGTCATAAGTTCAGAGAATTTTTTAACACCAGCGATAGAATTCAAATTGATTTTCATAACAATACCTCTTTAGTTTACTTTATAAATCCAGCTTCCGACCCTTACAACATCACATTTATATCCCCAGAACTTACGTCTCATACCTTTGACACTTCCAGTTACAGAAATGCTTGGACAATTCTCAATGCCGGACGCATTTCCTCCGGCATCAACATACTCTTTCAAAGAGTGAAAATAACGCCCCTTTTTCATAACTTTCATTCCTCCATAATAATTAGCTCGTTCTCAAAAAATACAAACTCGTTAAGGTCTTCTTTTAGAAGGTATGCTGTACGATCATGTAGTTCCATACAAAAAACAGCCGTAAAGACGTTATCCCTGTTTTCGTTCAAAAACTTTCTAAAAATTTTAGAAGTCTTCACCTTGTCAAAGAATTCCATGTTGAGTTTTACTTTTTTGCCAGCCAGACTCATTCTGTAATTAACCCCCTTTTAACTTGTATTATTATTATAACGAAAAACCCCTTGTTTGTCAAGGGGTTTTGAAAGAAAATTTTAAAAAATTACTCTATCAGTTTGTTGCTGTCATTCCATCTTTTAACGGCATCTCTTACTTTGGTAATTCCACAAACGCAGTTTCCGCAATCAACACAAACAACATTCCATACATTCTGAGAAGGAAAGAAAGTTCGATCCGATTCTATCCTGATATTATGACTATTGCAGTGTTTGCAAGGATGCAACAGAGACTTGTATTTTTGGGTATATTCTCTTGCTTTCTCAAAACGCTTTGCCATAAATGACTCCTAGATTTATTTTTAGTACACTATATGGTACTTGTCAATATAAAAATACCCTCTTTTGTTAGACCAATCGTCAATGTAAATCACATCGTAGTCATTAAACTTTTCTCTTGTAAATTTGCTATACATAATGGTATATTTTGTTTTTTTGCCGCTTCCAAGAGACTGCCCTTCAAGAGCTACAGCCCACGGTTTCCCCGTCTTTTTAGACGTTAGAATACGATGATTTAAAACGAGGATTTTAGGACGGTCGGCATTTTCTCCTGTGTACATATTGATATACCCAAGCAATTCCTTCTGAGAGAGGGCTTTTTCTTTGATGGGAAAATCGGGGAAATGTTGAGATTTGATATAGTCCTCGCATTCGTTCAGAATAGCCGGTGTATCAAGTTTTGTGAACGTTTTAGCTGTTTCCTTAGAATGTCTACTTATAATTGAACTTACTACATTATTATTCTCAACTTTTTCTTTTTTCACGCTCACAGCAGTTCCATTCTTGAAATATCTGAACATCTGAATAATTTTAGTAATCTCATTGGAGTTACCAAAATTTCTAAAGAAATCCAATCTAATAAGAACGTCAAGCTGTCTAGCATTTGAAACTTTGTCGTTGGCAATCTGGTACAGCAAATCTGTGAAGCTATCGTAGTGATTGTTGCGGAGAGAGTACAGATATTCCGAACAGGCTTCGTTAAGAAACTTAATACTCTTCATTCCCTTGTAGACGGTCTTTGTAGCCTTATCAAAAGAATAAGAGGACTGCCCGTGCCCAAATACCGGCTCTTCTACACGCATCCCAACTTTCTTAGCATACTCCATACATTCTCTGGTTTTTTCCTCCTTTGTCTGCCATACGTTCAAGCAAGCAGTCAAGTATTCCAGAGGATAGTAGTATCTAAGATATGCGCAGATATAACCGATATAAGAGTAGGAATAGGCATGGATACGACAAAAGCTGTATCGTGTAGCATCAAGAATGCACCGCAAGAATGGTTGAATTACGGCTTGCGCCTGTTCGTCTGTTAGATTCAGATCTTTTTTTCCGTGTTCATAAAAAGCCTTTTCGATAATAGGAAGCTGTTCTTTAGTCCCAATTTTTTTACTGACACAATTATGACAAACTATGTTACCAGCGACAAAGTTATGATTGTCCTCTACCGTCAAATCGTAGACTCTAGATTTTCCCATCTTTTTAACCAACTTTACCGGAACACAAACAAAGTCTCCGTGAAGAACTTCGTGAGTATACGGGGCCAGACAATATTGTGACAGATTTTCGGCAATATCGGCAGATATGCCATATTTGTTTGATATAGAATTTTCCGAAACCCCATGTCCCAAACAGAAACTTCTGATACTGACATCGTGTGAGATACACCAATCTTTTATCTCTTGCTTGCACCTTTGTGGGATGAATGTTCTTAGTTTATCTCCATATTTTTCAATAATGTACGACAACTCGTCTCGCTTTTTTCCTATAATAAACGGCATAACGTTTTCTTTAAAAGCGAGAAGGTTGTTTCTGCCTCTAATGGAAAGAACATAACTACGATAATCGTATCCGGAGACCTTTTTAGATGAGACCTTTGAATAGACACCGACCTTTTGTAGCAGAACCCTAATTTGTTCAACAAGAGTCTGGCTTATTGTGTAGTATTCTATGGCACATCTACCAAAACTATACCCTCCGTCTGTGTTGAAGAGTCCGCCCAGAAATTGACACAGTTTTTCTGTGGGATTCATGCGCATAATTTCATTTGGGATATGCTTGTCTCCCGCCTTTTTGTTTAGGTTATATTCTTCAAGTAATCGATAGACGGAATGTCGTGTGCTTCCAAGAATTCCAAGGGTATAAACAGATTCGACTTCTTTTCCGGGAACAGAGCGAACGGAATACTCCGGATTTTTGACAAAATCGCTCAGAACCCCAATGGCCTTATTTATTAGGTCTATATCAGAGTTTGTGAATCTGAGACTCCATTTCTGCCCAAGAGTACCGTCTCCAATCAATGCTCCAAGTAGCCAGTATTGCCCAGAGGTCAACTTTTGGTTGCTTTTAAGCCCATCATCGTCACACATTATACGTCTTGGCGTATAAACCCAGTCGTTAGATGAGAGTTCGGATGCTTCCTTCCATCCATCCTGCGTCAACAGCCGATGGTCGGGGGTACATTTCAACGAAATGCCATCCTCTAATGCAACTTCTACCACGTCTTTGACCCCGTTGTCCCATGCGGCGGTTACGGTTTTTCCCGAGAATACTTTTCCGTCAAAACTGATTACCCTATCCCCGACTTTCACATCTTCGATTGGTTTTAACGTTCCATCGGCCATAGTAACCAAAGAACCCTCGGCGATACATTTTCTGAGATGATCTGCATCCAAGAAAGAATATCCACAAAACTTCATTACGAATTCCATCTGGGTTTCCTGAAACAAAGGATAGCCAAGTTCGGATTCAAAGGTATCGTCAACCTCTTTTACGCCCGTAATATGAGCAATACCATTCGTAGCATCTTCATATACACTCTTTCCACAAGGACGCAACAAGGCATTGGTAAATGAAAACAAATCCATTCTGGTAAAATTTTTCAGTCTTCCAAAAATATTTCTCATAGACTGTGGAGAAAAGATTTTGCCAATGGTTTTAGAACCAAAGTTACCGGACACCTGAAAGATAAGGTCTGTATCATTCTGAATAGAACGCCAAACATTATCGTCCTCAATATCTACTGTTTTTGCGCTAACACGGTCAATTCCTGCTAACTTACAAGTGGTATTGATAATATCTACGTTGTCTAATCCAAGACAATCGAACTTGACGTAATTTAAGCTATCAAGTTCTTTCATATTTAGGCAGGAGACAGGATAGGGATTATCCTTTAGATAACAAGAACAAATCTCGTCATCAATTTCTCTGTCAGTAACAAGAATTCCGGAGGGGTGAGAACCGATAGAAACAATAGTTCCGATAACAGCATCTACATATTTGAAAAGCTGTGGATATTTATCTCTCCATTCTTGACCAATGGTGGTAATCCTATTTTCGTCATCTGCAACATCATACACGGCTTCGCTAATTTCTGTTGTTTCCTCAATAGACATTCCAAGCCCACGGCCAATATCCTTGATAGCACCTTTTAACGCAATGGTATTAAATGTAATGATATGCGCAGTTTGAACATTAGGCAAATTCAGTTTGTCTTCCAAAAGAAAGTTGAGTAACTTATCCCGGTCAGCTTCGGCATAGTCCACATCGACCTGTTCGTACCCTGTCTTTCGACATACTTTAACACCAATTAAATGGTGGGCATAGACTATATCTTTATCTGTTGTTACACAGATAGATGGCACTTCCGCTATCGTATCAATAGATAGCGTACTTCCCGCTACGGAATAGTCGTTTAACCTTCCCCGTTAAGGGCTTGGCACAGGATTACCATGCTTTTCAGTTTAGGTTTTCCCTGTTAGCACATCTATTGGCCGTCATTTCCTACGGTTACTATTCGTTAGATGTACACCGCTGATAAACGTTCACCATCTTATAATTCTGCATATCACTACGCAGAACGACTATTCAAAAATTCTATTCACACAGTTTCTATACAAGATAAATTTTCTTCTTAATGGAACATCGGGGGAGATTCCATCGTACAAAAGGTCTAAAATTCTTTTTACTTTTTTATTTCCACCAAATCGAATGTAAGATACAATTTGTTCGGGCCTTCGCTTTTCTTTTGTAGCAGGATGGTCTATAACCTTGTTCGACAAAAGAACCTCGTTTATAAGGTCACATATCTCATTTGTTCCCACAATGCTTATGGTGTAAAACGGACTTCTTGAATGATTAACAAAAATACTTCCGTCTCCGTCATAATATCCTAAAACAAAGTATCGGATAAGAGGTTCGGGAATTCCGCACGGTCGCTTTAGTATGTTGGTTTTACGAGGAACAATACCATGTCGTACAATATCATCCCACATTTTGTCGCTTCTTATAGACATTCTGCAATAATCCTCATCCGAATGTCCGTTAGGACTATATTGATGAATTGGATATGTGGAATCCGTAAACCTTTTAAATTTTTCGATATGCTCCTTATCTTTTGCACAAAGAGTCAACCCAACATACTTTTCTCTTTTATCCAGCAGATACCCGTCAGCCGCCAAGAATCCCAGCCAGTAGGCACATTCCGGAGTATCGATTTTCTCAAATATATCTTCATTGCATTGATATTTCCGAGAATTCTCTTTATTGCTCCTTAGCTGTAATCCTAATCTAACAAATCGAGACCTTAGTGTACTGGGGTTTATCTTGTGCCTTTGTCCAATAACGATTGTACTGTCCCCCGACAGATACTCGCTATTATACACTTTTATAATATCTTCATCTGAAATAATTGATACCCCCTATTTAACAAGTATTAAAAACTGTGTGTAAGAACATTTTTCTTAATCAGCCAAACTATACTTACTCTTATCCATAAATCTCCAAAACTGAAATCCGTGTTTCAGGGGATTTATTTCAGTAACACCGAATTTATAGAGAATAAGGGAGGACGCTGCACTACCACGTCCGGGTCCAGACCAAATATCATGAGCATGACACCAGTCTGTAACGTGCTTCTGTAAGAGGAAGTAGTCACAGGAATCCACTGCAACAGCCGTGTCATATTCCTGTTTTAGACGATCCATCACCACTTGCTCCGAAAAACCCTCATCTATGATATTTTTTACACCACTGGGGTCTCCAAATACCTCATTTTTTAGCGTTTCATAGGGATTTTCAGACACTTTTGGGTATTTTAGGTCATTTTTTAGGGTAAATTCCTCCACTAAACTGCTCATAAAATTAGTATTTTCGATAGCCCTCAGAGCGTCAGAATCGCTCAATACGCCCTGTGTAGCGTAGGCGGCTTTTAACTCATCATAGGTCTTCCATGTGAGGTCCCAACCCTCCTCACCCTCAAAGAACGTCTTTTTACCCCGTTGCAAGACCACACGGGCTTCTGCATCAAGGTCGTTTAAGCAGTGAGTGTCAGTGCCAGCAATCAACTTTAATCCAGTTGATTTACTCAAATCTAAAAGATATTTGTTGTACTCCTTCTGGGCTTCTGTGTTATGGTGCTGAACCTCTAAGAAGCACCTATCCTTGTTCTGCACCATAAAATCAATAAACTTCTGTTTGAACTCTGGGCTACCCTTTGACAAGATCGAGGCGATACATGCACTGGTTACAAGGATATTGTCCGAAGTGTCTTTTAACTCATCAAAAGAGATACGAGGGGTATAGTAGAAATGTCCTGTACCATCATATCTTCTTGCGGCTCTACCGAGTAGTCGGTTGATTTCTTTTACACCCTCATAGTTTCGTGCAATGAGTACACAGTGGTAGTTGTCTCTGATGGAGTACGGCTCTTTTCCGTCAGGGCTGTCATATAACAACCTCTCTGTGACGTAGGCTTCTGTGGCGTGAATATACTTTAACCCAGCCTTTTCCACCGCATCCTTCTTCTGTTTCCATCCAAATACGTTACCGTGTTCGCTAAAGGCAATGGCGGTCATACCACATTCTTTTGCTCTTTCAATGTACTTAGTAAATTTAGTAACACTATCAATATTTATCCAGCAATTACTAAACATACTATGAAGGTGATAAACAGTGTAATTATTTCCCATTGATTCTACCTCTTAATACGGCGTTCGTTCGCTTTGTTGTTCCTGTTGTTGCTGTTCATAATCCAGTGTTCTTCTACCTACCAACAATCCATTCTCCCCGAATTCGCTCTTGCTGTATTTTAGGCTACCATTATCCCAACTATATTTTCGATACCTATCGTCAGTGTCGCTATACATTCTTCGGGTTACTCGGTCATATCTAAGACCAATTCTTTGTCCTTTTACGCCAAGAATTCTATCCTTAAACACAGTAAATTGTCTGTCGTAACCGCCATTTTTTAGCGTATCATCCCAGACCTTTTCAAGACCATAAATTCTATCTGCCATGTTTACAATATTAGAACTGCCCAAAATGTCATACTCTGTTAGCGGCATAGCAGCTTGTGGTTTTCTTGGGTGAGCGACAAGATGAATTTCAAGGTTATTCTTTTTAGCGAAATGAATAAGTTCATTCATAAAGTCAACTTGAATACCCGTAATCTCCGCATCGGATTTCCCTCTAAAGTTAAGGCATAGCCAGTTGTCAAGAACAAAAACCTTTGTTCCCCTTCTTTTATAGACGTACTTCATCTTATCCAAAACATCATTTGCGCTGGAAAGAAGAAGGTTGTCATAGACGTAAATTTTGTCTCTATAGAACTCCTTAATTCGTTCTACGGCTTGACGTGTAGGTTTATAAAAAGAAAATCCGTTGTCTTTTTTAAACTCAATCATATGGTCTCTGCCAGCCGCTTGCGACAAAATCCAGTTAAGCATCTGAGAAGTTGTAGACTCGGCGTTAAACCAAAAAACGTTCTCTCCCTTATCAATTGCTTCAAGAACGCACATTTGAGATATGGCCGTGGTCTTCCCGACACCTGAGAAAGCAGTCCAAATATTTAAACTTCCGTCAACAAATCCATAAATTTGTTTGTCCAGCTCAGAGACACCGGTAGGAATATACCCCACTTGTTCAATATCAAATTCTTCCTCTGTCATGAGGTCTATCAGATTTTCAACGGGAACTTCTTTTGCCCCATCAATCAGCGCAAATACCCGCTTGTGTCCACAAGCCAACAGGACATTATTAGCATCTGTTTTTCTGATACAAAGATTTTCGTTATAGTCCTTATACCACTTTTCTACTGCATCCTCATCATCCTTTTCAGGAGTGACAATCTTGCAGCGATATTCTCCAAGACGGCTAATTGCTTTTTTTAAACCATCCTGACCAGCCTTGTCGTTGTCATACCAAAGGATAAATTCGGGAATCTTTTCAATAACCTCATAATTAAATTCAATCCAATTAGAGTCCTCTGCCCCTCCGGGAATCGAAACAACATTAGTATATCCGGACTGAATAACAGCGAGAGAGTCCATCATGCCCTCTGTCACCACGACAGGCTTTGTAATGTCAATCTTATTTAGATTAAAAAGCGCAGGACAGCTATCTGCGTCCTTATCCCACCACATCTTAGGTTGACCTTTAGCGGGATGGGATAAACGATATTTGCGACACAGAAGTGTTCCGTCCATGTCAAAGAACTCAAAAGCAACATTTCCTCTTGAATCCTGTTTTACACCCGCATGGTCCAACGTCTTCTTAGAAATTCCACGCTTCTCACAATACTTATCTACAATACTACGGTCATTAGCTTCGAGGACTTTAGGAAATCGATAGGTCTTGAAATAGTCCCTTCTATCGAAAGATACAGAACTTGCATTAAACTCTACACCAGCTTCTTCGCAGAGCTTCTTTACGCCTTTAGCGTAAGACCCGCACTCATCTGTGTAGACATCTAACAGAGATACTACACGACCACACCCAAAACACTTAAAGAACTGCTGTTCCTCATTCCAAATAAAGCTGGGAGTATCTTCTCTATGAAAGGGGCAACACGCTTTCTTCGTCACGGGGTCATAGGTGTCTACATGATAATGCTCTACAATTTTTGGAATTGCCTTATCACCGATAATTTTCTTGGCTTCGATAATTTTTTCAAGCAAATCGCTGTTTTTTTCAGGCATAAACTTCATCCTTTCTTGTGAATAGAATTTCTCTTCCTTTATATTATAGCGAAAAAGAACCCCTTTGTCAAGGGGTTCTAAAAAATTTTCCAAAAATTATCCTACCGGCTCATCGTCTATTTGACACTCCTCATAGCTGAAGCAATGGGCCTTACGCCACTTTTGGTAATATCGGGATTCGTGAAATTGTACATAAGATTTGTATACCCCCTCATATCGCATCCCATATACATCCAGATATGATACTATGTGATTTTACTTATTTGCAAGTGCAATTAGTGAGTTACCACAGGTGATGCGGTCAGCGTCCTCTTCTTTGCTTGGTACAAAGACAATGACATCCCAGCCGTCTTTTACAAGTGGCTGTTCAAATTTTTCATAAACGTCAAAATCTGTGACAATTTCATAGCCTTCATTTACAGCTTCAACCGTTTCGTGAATTGGTGTAATTTTTACAATACACTTTTCTTTGTCGAAGTATTTATTCATAAGATTTACATCGAGATTGCATTTAGAAGTAACTGCAAAATTTAGTGTATATTTACGTTTCTTCGGCATTGGAAGAGTTTTAATCATGTCGCTAATTTCCTGTAAGGAAAGCGACTTGTTGCGGAACATTTCGTTACGCTGTGTTTCATCAAGAGTATTGATAGAGAACTGTAGACCGAAACCGTCTTCACCACCGTATTCAAATCCTGTTTCGACCCATTTGTGCAAGAAATCATATAAATTCTTGTTTGATTTCGGCATCATGGTTGATACGACAGGGTGATATGTATCAAATGTTATATCCGTATGAGGCGTTACAAGCATTTCAGCAATAAGACGGGCCGATGTGATGACATTGTAGTTAAATGTCGGTTCACCCATACGAGCGTAATGGACGTTGAGTCGTGAACCATGCTTGATGCCGGAAAGTGCGATACCTGTTGTAATTTCGGATATAAGCTCCATTGTACTTACATTTCCGTGGAATCCAAGTTTCGGACAGTCACAGAAGTTGCAGTTCATTGGACAACCTTTCTGACTGGATACAGTGACAACGAGTTTGTCAGTGATATCAACGGGCTTGTGTTTTACCTTCTCGATACGTTTTGTGTATCCAAGAAAGTCCGCTTTGATATTGTTTTCTTTGCCATAGTCACCGACATAAAGGTATTCGATACCCAAATCAGTATCAGATACGATTTTGCCAGTATGAGTTTCTGTAATTTTTCTCATCGCTCTATTAACGCAAGATATTCCCACTTCAAACACTGTTAAGTGGCGAGAGGAATGCGTTTCTCCCTTCTGGTTAAATAAGTGTGTTTTAATGCGGTAAGCCAGCACACGCCCGGAAACACTGCTTAGAGCAGTGGATTAGGTCTGACTACTCTCACGGACTTATCCGTGGATATCAGTTGTCTTTGTATTTACAAACCTCTCTGAACCCACAGAAATTTTGACAGTAAAATGTGCCGGGGTTAGGAGGAAATTCAAAAGTAGTCTCTATCTCTCTAACAGATTTAATACTCCAATCAAGTGCTTCGATATATCTATCCTCTTTAAATTGGAATTGAACCCATTCATTAGGTCTAAACATATTAAACACAAGCCACTTAGGAAACCTCTTATACTTCTTATATACGGCATAGGCATACAAATAAAGTTGTCGGGAATATTCTTCCCTCTCTGCCCTATTCTTGAACTTGCCCTTGCTCTTATGGTCAATAACCATAAGTTCTTCCGCTTCGTTTTCTGCGATAAGGTCAACCTTACCATTCAGAAGAAATAAGCCGTCTACTTCTTCGTAAAACTCATATTCAGATTCTAGAATCTTTAGCCCATCATAACCAGAGAAGTTTTCCAAATAGACCTTTCCGTCATCATAATATAAAGCGGATAAATCTCTTGTAAAACCATTTTGGAGGTTCATAACAAATGTGGATGTTATATTTTCATTATAGTGGTTTTCATAATAAGAGAGTAATTCGTACTCTCCTAATTCGCCCTTTTCATAAAGCTCTAAAATCTTATGGACAAAGGTTCCAAACTCTGCCGTTCCATGACCAGCAGGAACGAAATCCTTGGGTCTATCAAGATAATTCTGATAGAAATAATACGGACAGCTATAGAACGCCTTAATTTTACTATAACTGTATATTGGTAAATTTTTTGGATTGTCTACCGTAACACTCACTTCCTTTATCTAAAGAATAAGGGGGAGCACTATACTCCCCCGTGTATATTTTCCTTTAGATTAGAAAGGAAGTTCTCCGTCATCGTCAGCGGGGTCAGGAACAGATTCCTTATCGGGAACCTTTGCGGCGATAGGAGCAGAAGTCTGATCAGGAGCGGAACCGCTCTGAGCCTTAGTATCTACCCACTCAAATTCGTCCACATGAACCTCGGTCGCTTTGACTTTAACACCAGCGCTGTTTTCATAGGTGTGAGTCTGTAGAGAGCCAATAACGGCGATTCTATCACCCTTATGGAAATACTTGGAAATGATTTCAGCGATCTTGCCCCAAGCTGTAAAATCAACGAATTCAGAAGGAGGAGTCTGACCATCTTTGGGTCTTACGCCGTCACGCTGACGAGCGAGGCAGAATTTACAAACCAAAGTCTCACCAGCGGTTTTGAGTTCTGGATCACGAGTGAAATGGCCAATAAAAGTTACAGAATTTCCAACTTTACTCATAATTTTGTTCCTCCAAAGAGATTAAATTTATTAAACAATCTAATAAGATTATTTTACAGGTTTTCTTCTAGTTCAGCGAGAATAGCATCAAGAACCTCAACGTCTTCACATTTGGTATACACAGCGCTTGCACGACCGTTTACGGAGTAGTGCTTCTTGATAATAGTCGCAACATTCTCACGGGAAAGTTTCTCAGCAGAAATCACATTATCGATAACAGAAGCAATCTCGGCCTTCTTTTCTTCCAACTCGGAAGGAGTAGAAACAGGAACAGAGGGTTCTTCAATCACGGGGGCAGGAGGGGGAGCAACTTTACCGGAGTTTGCCCAGTTATAAATTGCAAGACCATCCTTTTCAGTCAGAACGTCATATCTACCCTCAAAGAGGTGGGTATTATCCTTCATGGCGTTCGCAACGTGAGTATCCTGTGCAAGCTGGAAAGTACAGGTGTAGTTGTATTCCAGTTCCTTGTCACCAACAATACCCTCGGCAACCTTCTTCGGGACTTGCTTGCCGTTCTTGTCCTCCATCACATAAGCATCTTTGCCACGGGCAGTAGCGATGATGTGGATTTGGGACTGTAGGATTTTCTCCATTAGACGTTTGTGACGTGCCTTTAGGGGACCCCAGTTGGTAAAGGAGTTACCGGGCATCTTGTCATGAACCTCGTTTAGATAAGCCCATTCAAGGCTCAAAGAGTCAATAACGAGAACCTTGTAGCCAGCGTCAACAGCGGCTTCAATTGCTTCGATATACTTTTCAGGGCTGTAAGGTTCAGACATATTGATAACGTCAAAGCTAAAATCGTTTGCGTAATAGGAGGCACGACGGTTTTCGGTATCAATATACGCAATACCTTCTCCGCCAGCTCCTTGGTAAAGACCTGTTGCAAGTCGTAGTCCACTCCACGTTTTGCCAGATCCAGAGGGACCAGAAAGGAGCACCTTTACCCATAGTTTTTCACGAATTGCTTTCTGAAATTTCATTGCCATAACGCTTTTTCCTCCATGAATATATTAAAATTTTACTTACTTGTTTTCTTCAGGAGCTACATACCCCTCAACGTGTCGCTTTTTTCGACAATCCTCACATCTAAGAGGTAGAGCCTTGTACTTCTCCAAGAAGTACATAGCATCTCCATCGGTCAAAACGTACATCTTACCACAGTCCTTACAGATACGGTAGGATACTCGTCTGTGGGGTGCATAATCTCTTTTAATAAGAGGTTTTTGTTCCCCATCGGTTTCTACGGTTACATTTTTGTTTTCAATAGTGCTCATAATTTCTTCTCCAATTTGTAAATTTTTTCATGGAAATTCTCGACGACTTTGCTCTCGTCCGCAATAACGATGTACGCCCAGTTGATAATGTTGGTCAGCCTACGGATAACTTGTTGATGTGCTTCCATTCGTGCCATCTCGTAACGAATTTTATACTTGGTCTTGGCAATCTCTTTACCCTTCTCCACGTCAAATTTGTCCTCCGGATGACACACTGCTACGGCCTTTATGCGTTTGCTTTTATATGTGCCCGTAGCAATAACGCATCTATTCTTTTCGTCTACGGTAATTTTCATTCTGTTTATCTCACCACACTTTTATTTTAAAACTCACTTATATTATAGTGAAAAACGAGCCATTTGTCAAGAGGTTTTTCAAAAAAATTCAAAAAAGTTTAAAGAAAAATGCCGTCATATTTCAGACGGCATATAATTTTTATGCAAATCGTCTCCCGACAGGAGGAAGGTTGTTGTACGGTAGTTTAATGCAATTATATCTCTCTGAGTTTAGTACATTGACCATCGCCTGATACGGAGTCAAATCCATATTGTTGAGGATTGCCTTAAACACAGATGTAGAAGAGCCGCTGGCAAGCTGAACTCCTTCGTAGTTAGACTTTACATGAAATGTATCCTTGGTATCACGAACGTTCCAGAATACAATATTGGGGATAGTATAACCGCACCGAGCGAACCGAGCTTTCATGTCGGAATAGAAATCCCATTCATAAGAGCATTTCTGTCGGTCGAACTGCATATCCGAAACAATGATTAGGCTTTTGGGCATATCCTCCGGAGAAACGTGGTTCTTTTGTGCCACAGAAAGAATTAACATAAATGCTTTTTCGATATCGGTATTATTTCCCCAGTCAGCTCCGGAAGCGGTATACACTTTATCGACAAGGGTATGTCCTTTCAACTCTACAAAGGTAGGACTTTCGCTGAAGGTCATAAAAGTGTTCGCAAAAGCTCCTTTATTTCTTTCGGCAAAATAAATCGCAAGTCCAATAGCTGTTGCCAAGGGTCTGCCGTCCATAGAACCAGAAGTATCGGCCATAATTAGAACATTATCATCCGTATCTACAAAATTGGGCAAAGCCTTCCACTGCTCTTCGATAACAGGGTCATACGGATGTCTGCTATAACACCAACCATAATCGGGCATATACTGTTCAACGATATCGTAGGGGTACAGGGTTCCAGAATTGATTTTCTTTTCACCCTTCTGGACATCCTCGATATACCTGACAAATCCCTCTTTATCATGCTCATAAAAAGCCTTTCTATAATTTTTCATGGCACGGGAGGGAACGGAAGAATATTCAATTTCTTTCCATTCCTGCGCAGACATCTTTGCTTCGAGAACGTTGATATACGAACGTAGCTTGGCAAGGAGTTTCTGATATTGTCTGTCAGTAAAGCCAAGAGCCTTTGCGGTCTTTCTACCAAGCTCCACGGACACTTTGCTGGAAGTGTTTACGGACTTTAGCCACTTGGCAATTAGGCTAATAGGCTTCCCATTCTGCATATCGGTAACATCCTGTACAAGCTGGTCTTTGACAACCTTCCACATATCTTTTTCGACAGGAGTATTCACAAACACATATAGGTCATCCCAACGACCAAACTCGGGAATATGTTTTAGGTTTTCTCGCATAATATCGGGATAAACCTTTGCAAGATGCGTCCAAATCTCTTTAGGAACTTTTCGTTCACCAAGACCCTGACGAATATCTCGGGCATAAAATGTTAATTTGAGAGCAAGCAGAGGGTCTTCCACAAACGCTGCTTCAAACTTGGAAATAACCTCGGATTCCAATGTGTTTCTCATGGCACCAATCTTGCCATACAGGTCAAGTAGAGCACTATTGGTGCTTTTATAGGCGTTCATTCCATTCTCGGTAGTGGTCTTGTCATTTTCTCTTTTGAGAGCACGGGCAAGACCATTCTGAACCTTCTCACGAACGTCTGCCTCTGGAATTTGTCTCTTAAAAAAGTCTTCGAAAATCTTATCCATAATAAATCCTTTCTCGATGCCGTTAAACTTTGGGCTGCTAGCATCGTACCGTACTTATATTATAACAGATTTTTTCTTGTTTGTCAACCCCTTTAAAGAATTATTTTTCGAAATCTAAAAGAAAAAATTCTGTATGGCTGCCCACATCATAGGTTCTTACCCCATCCTTATCCCACCAACGCATATAATAAATCTTAAAATAGTGTTCATCACAAAATTTCTGAATAGTATAGATAGCCTCTTCTTCTGTCTGAGGTTCAGCAATAACACGCTTATTCCCATAAGAATTCTGAAAATATAACTTCATAAAAATTCCTCCTCTTTAGATAAAGAAAGAGGGCGTGACCACCCTACACGCCCAGAAACCTTGTTTCGTACTGTGTTACCACAGCCTGTTAGCCTTTTGTCCCTCGCCATTGTGCGTTAGGGATGCCACATTTTTGCTTGCTACCTCTAATCCGAAATGACCGGACTTTGAGATTATCAGTGGCTTAATGATGGTTGACCTTGCCGGTCTAAACCATAGCGCTATGCGTAAGAACTTGGTTTTCGTCCTTACAATTATATTATAACGAAAAATCAGCAGTTTGTCAAGGGGTTTATGGAATTTTTTTGGGATTATTTTTCGAAATCTAAAAGAAATTTCGGGCTAAACGGACTTGTCTTCCTGTAAAACCGTGGTATTTTTCCTTTATCTTTCCTTTTCGTATCGACTTAAAAATTAAGCGGTGAGAAAATGGAATATCTATCATCTTCATGAATTAAAAATAAAGTATTATCAGTAGAAGACGTAAAAGAAACAAAACCAGTATGAATCATAGGACGCATGGGAACGAAATAGTGAGCATTGGTATCAATATTATATTGATTATTCATTTTTTTAACCTCTCTTTAATTTCTTTCAGCCAATATTTTTCTTTACACTTCATACATTTTATATGATTATCAAAATCACAACCGTCTTCATAGGTATAATGATTGATCATTTGACAAGGTTTAATGTTAATTACTCCATCGTAAGTAAGGGGTACTTCAGGATACTGCTGAAGGAATATTGATTGTCTTGTTTTACGTGGGTGTTCAGCAGACCATTTTTCAACAGTATCAATCATCTGTTCTGTGACATTTTTAATCGCCTGACAGGTAGTGTTATTAGCAATTGGACAATTCTCGCATTCAGAATAAGTTGAGCACATTCTATTATATTCTTCGACAAATTTTAAAGCATCCATTTAATTTACCCTTTCAAGTTAATATTTATTACAATTATTTTTCTATCTCTTGATTCCAGAAACTTTTACGACAGTCAGAGCATTGGCCTATACAATTACCATAGCAAGGAAATCTTTGTCGAACGTTGACCCTATATAAGCTAGAAATAAGGGCAGGACAGGCTTTTAGTACACCATCAACCCCGATATCTGCCTCCGGATACTGCTCTAGAAACAAGTTCTGACGTGTTTTACGAGGATTTTCTTTTGACCATTTCTCAACAAGTTCTACTGCTTTTTCAACATTGCCATTGTTAACCAAACTATCAGGATTACAACTGTTAAGCTCATGAAGAGGACAGTCAGTACAATCATACTGATTACACATACGAACTTTTTCATTGATAAACTCAATAGCATCCACAGATTATTCCTCCTAAATATTTTCTTTATTTTCGAGTCGAGTGTATCATATTGAGAGGTGTGACCTTGTTGTTATTATAATTAGAATTTCAATTTCTTATATTCCTCCATCAATGAGCCTCCACATCACACCGGTGTAACGCCCACAAATCATCGTACATTTGTGGTTCAAGCCGATACATCCACTTCTCGGGCATACCGTTAGCTTCCCACGAATAAGGTAACATATGCAGAGAAATTAGCTGGGCAACGTACAGGCAGTCGTCTTTATCTCCCAGAATAGAACCATTTTTTATAAGCTCATATTGTACAAGCAAGGACAGATAAGCTGAAACATTTTCGTGACCATAATAATGGATTTCTCCATCAGGAACACCCTTAGAGTTTTTATCGGTTCTGGTATACGGCTTCCCAATATCATGCAATAACGCTGCCAAACTAACATCAAGACCAAAATTGTTTTCGGTAGCAATTTCCCTTGCCTTAAGGCAATGCCGTCCAAGTGTTAATTTATGATGAGAATTTCCTTGGTCATACGTCCAAATCTTCATCCACTTCATTAAGCCTTGTGGGCTATGATAATATGTCGGAATGTGTTTATAGCTATCAACATTTCCCCATAGAACAATAATATCGTCCCACCCCTCATACCATTGAGGAATTTCGATAGATTTATACATCCTCTTGATAACGTATTCAGGAACGACCCTATCTCTACTCTTGTTCCTCTCTAAACACTCTTCAATCGGAGTAGCAAGGAAATAACACTCCTTCACACAATCAATCTTAGAACCGTGTAAATAGTTCAAAAAAGCAGATCGTCTTTTTCGAGTAAGCCCAGTGCTATCCAACACACAGTCTTTTCCATTCTTCAAATCCTGTGCAACACGCTTATACAAAAGTTGAAAAACCTTGTCTCCACCTTTCTGTTCACGTTCATCACCATACAACTCCTTGCGAATTGCGTCAGACGAATGGACTTTGTATCCCGCCAATTCCTTTTGCTTTGCGAATGTAGATTTTCCGCTTGCTGGCAAACCAACTAAAAATACTAACGTTGGCACCTTATATCACCCCTTCTGCCTATATTATAGCAAAAAGAACCCCTTTTGTCAAGGGGTTCCGAAGAAATTTTACTGTAACTCGCTAATTTTTTTATAATGAGGGCACTCCTTATTTCCGCTCTTTAGATAATTTACAGGAATACCCAGATAAGAATTTCTAACATACCCCTTTAACTTTTCCGGAACACATTTATCCACCCAAATCATAAAGTCTTTTTTGTTATCGCCAGTAAGCGTTCTACCTAATTCACAATACAGCTTCACGTCTACTCCGGTTGTTGCGACATAAGTAACGACCTTCTCTGCAATTTCCATGATCTTTTCCTTGTATGCCTGTGGAATCTTGCTTATAAAATCGTCAAAGGTGTCATCGGCGATGGCTTTAATGACCGAGTTAGGAGAACATAGCCCTGAAATGGCTTTATGGATGCACACATAATCATCACATTTGATTTTTACCATATATCCGTCAATATTCAGAACATATCCTTCCATTTCGTCAGCCTTGCCAACTTTGATGTCTTGTAAAACATCGTCAAGGGTTTTGTTGAACACTTGTGTAGTCTTCACATTGTATCTATTAGAGTAGTCGAGGACTTCCTTGTACGAAAGTTGATTTCCGTTTCGCTTATCACGAATACCAATCAGATATAAACCCTCTTGCTCTTTGGTGTACTTTACTACATGAGCATCTTTTAAGGAAATGTATTCGAAGATAAAGGTGTATTCGGGCCACTCTTTTAGCATCTTAATATATCCGGGATTATTTTTTAGCATAGACATTCCGTCCTGCAAACGCCAACTCTCATTGGGGTCAAGTGCTCTGCTGCCAGACATAACAAGTTCGCCATGATACCATGTGGCACTTTGCATTGAACCATCCAGCTTATTTGACACTTCCAAAGATTTGCAATTCGCAATTCTCTGTTTAATATTTTTAAGAGAGTTTTCTTCTCCTTCGTTCAGATTTCTAAACTTTCTAAAAGGAGAAAGTACGGTTTCCTCTCTGCATAAATCTACAACTAAAGAACGACACTCTCTATAAAAACCATCATACATATCCCAGATTTCGTCAGGGGCAATCTCTGATTCCCCAGAATAAATATCTGCATAACTGCCGTATCTAATAAGGAGAAAGTTTTTGTATCTGGTAAATTGTAGGATAGAAGCAATCTTAATGTCTTCCTCCGTACCAACTTGTGCAATAATATCCTTAAAAGGAACGGTATCGTCAATATTACGGTCTCTGCACTTTTTCAAAATAGATATAATATATCTATAAACAGGATTCCACCAAAAACAATTGATAAACACTTTTACCTCATCTCCCTTAAGACCCTCTCTGCTTCTTCCTTAGATGGAAAAGTGGTTACGCCATAGTTATCGACTTGTAATTCCCAGCTATCCCGCCAGCCCGTTCCATTGTCCATAAGATAGCTCAACTTAACCAAGCCGACTCGACTTTCTTCGATATAAGGCTCTCCTTCGTCAGTTCTGATATGATAAACCATGTCCCCAACGGTTAGAGGAGAATAGACCATACGTCCAGAATTTACTTCTTCCGGGGTATATCCTGATTTTTCATAGGCATACAACTTCTCAATGATTTGAGAGAAAGCGCAATCGTCACAGTCAGACTTGCTTTTAAACGGACAATCGCCACACGGAATACTGGCATCACTTTTGCCAGAAAACACAGTCCCAGTATCTTTATCTGCATAGGTTAATTTATTGCTATTTGTCTTCATTGTCTTTTACCCCTCTCCACACAGCATGACACTTGCACCAGCCCTCACTATACCAAGCACGACAATAAGACGAGTTGTCATACTTGCATATATTGCACGGCGGTTCTTCTTCTCGAAGAACCTTCTTAATATCTGATTTTGCCAACTCATTAACAGTTCGAAGTTCTACCAACACAGAAGATAGCTCATCAGAGATGTCTTTGATTGTACCCAACTCAACGGCTTTAAGAATTCTCTTTTCGATATTTTTTGCACTATAGATGGTTTGGAAAATTTCCATCGGGACAAAAGCTCTTTTAGGCATCAAAATCCATCCCCTCAATATAGGTAACTTTTGGCATCACACCAGCCATCATCATACCACTTGTCAAGAATTACATCCATCTTTTCTGTGGCCGTTCTATCTTCGGAAACGCCTAACTTCTTAGAATTGACCGTCAGCGTAAAAGGCTTTCCGCACTCGTCACAGAACATACCATGCTCACCGTCTTCGAAGAACTCGGGCCAATCCGCATAGCCCAATTCATCCGAGCCATACCTGTACCCGCACCACGGACAAATCACGTCATCCTCCGCAAAGGTGCTCGTTTCTTCTCCGGAGCGGATGTCCGCTGCGGTCTTTTCTATCACTTCTTCCTTCGCACATCTAAAACACAGATGTGCCCAAGGTAGCATATCCTTCTCTTTTCCGCACCGCTCACAAATCTTTTTCACGCTTTTTCTCCCCTTCCACTTCCATAAACGAGCCGCCAGGGAAAAAATAAAATTATTTTTGAGTCATGTTTGCACCACACCATGGACAATACGCCGTAGGAACTTGGAGTCCGTCTTCGCTACACAGAGAGGGTTGTTCGCACACAGAACAACATAACTGCTGTCTATCTTGATTACTGGGATACCAACACCATTTACCACGAACAATAGGAGCGACATCTAAAGAAGGAAGGTGTGCAACATTAACCCATGCCGTAGCATAATCACCACAGGTTCTACGAATGATTTCCAAAACCTCGTCCCTGCTCACAAATTTATTTTCCATATGTGTTTTCCCTTCCTATATTTTGGTCATAGTTGTACCAGTCCCAACAATCATCACAGCCAACAAAATAATTCCAATATACCTCGTCTAAAAGAGGAACTGGGTCTATGCGCACAGTGACGTGACGAAACCACTTACCACACCTTGGACAATAACCAAATGTCCTTTGGATATTAGTTCTTTTGTCAAACCGAAATTTTGTGTTTCTTTTTCTTTTAGGCACTTCATACATTCCGTTCTTCGTCAATTTACCGCAACCTCTCGTGAATATAACTTCCATTTCCGGTATAATAAATATCTTTGATTCCTATATCCCTAATGGCATTCATACAAGCAGGACATGGTTTCGCTATGGCAAGTTCTCCATTTTTATATTCTCTATAGACAAAAATACTCGCTCTGCCAAAATCAATATCCATCTTCTTTGCACGGACAATAGACATCATTTCGGCGTGTAAGCTATTCCTCGCTACGTCAACATCGAACTCCCTATATTTATTATACTGCTTTTGAATGGGATTTTCTTTGACCACGTTCCACCCAATAGACACAACTTTGTTTCCACAAACAATAATTGCCCCTAAATGGTAACGTGGAAAGTCGCTGAATTCACTTGCATTTTTTGCCAACCTAAAATACTTTTGTATACTCCTTTGATTTATAGTCCCACCCCTTTTCTCTTATATTATAGCAAAAAGTCGTCGCATTGTCAAGGGGTTTTGAAAGAAAATGTGAATCTAAAAGAAAAAGAGGGGAATAAAACCCCTCTTTGTAACCACTTGTTTTGTTTTTTGCCCTTTGGAAGGGTTAGCTAAAGAACCTCACTTAAAAAATCTATGGCCCTCTAACTCAAATAGAAACGTTAAGCTATTTTCAAAATAACTTGCCGCTTTTTGGGAAGCCCATCTCGGAGCGTAGAAGAATAATGCTCCATTAGATAAGTCCTCGCATTCGCCATTCAGCACTTCACGAACAGCTTGTTTTGTATCTTCGTCTGGTTCATAAGTATGGTTATAATAATTATTTACAGACGAAAATTGCCCCTTTGCCAATATCACATCGGAAATTGTCTCTGCATAAGCAAATTTATCAGATAGAACCCGATTGACAATTACCCATGCAATAATACGTTTATGCTGCAATGTTGCTCCACGCACTTCCTGCTGAATGATATATTCCATCATCCGTTGTTCTTCCTCTGTATAAGGAATAACCGGAGCCGTTGTAACAGCAATACTCTCTTGTTTTGAAATCTCTGTCCTCTCAACTGAAATATCTTCTTTTGAATATACTTCCACAGAAATTTCTTTAGCATCTTCATACACTTCTAACTTGGGACCCTCTACGTCATAGGCGTATACATGATCGTTAGAATTGTTTGACCTTCCAACTTGATAAGCCGGAATGGGTTCAAGACTACCACAAATGATGTTAAGTAAGATTGCAGCAACAACACTTGTGGTCCCCCTAATCACACTTCTCTTCATCAACTTAAAAATCTCCAATCCCAAGTGGCTACCTTTATATTATAATGAATTTTTTACCATTTGTCAAGGGGTTTTGTCATCTTTTGTAATCACTTAGTAACTTTTTCATAATCAAATTCCCCTTAGATGCAATTTGGCGAACTCGTTCATGACTAAGACCAAATTCTCTTCCGGTAGACGTATATACGCTAATATCGCCATTCATAACCCTTTCAACATATCTCCTATAGACATCTACATTTTTCGGAGACATTTTTTGTCTAATTTCTTTGTCAATTAGATGAAAAATACTGTCTCTAAAACTGTCATCCTCTACCGTTTTCTCTACATTAACAGACTCATCCTGCTTATCTAAAATCGCATCCAGAGAAACACTCCCATTCATTGTACGGTTATAGAACTCGGCAAGATAATTTTGTCCACATTATAATGTAAGTCATTGACAATGGTCATAATCTCATCGAATGTCTTATCTTTATTTTTAACCACTACAACCTCTGCTTTATTCCTATCCGTATAAGAGACGTTGTTAGTCCTCCCGGTCACTCCTGCTCGTCTGTACAAGAACAGCCCTATTTCCCTATTTACGGCACTATATACATATGTTGACAGGTTTCCCTTGCTTTTATCCCATGTTGCTGTACTCTTCCATAAACGAGTCATACCCTCTTGAATGGCATCCTCTTTGTCCTGCTCCCCCTGAATATCATACTTATTAACACAGGAATAAACCAAGTTTATATTCTTCTCCAACATCTTTCTTCTTTCTTCCAAACTTCTCTTCATTTACCTTTCCTTCTTTTAATCCTTTGTATATTAACGGTGTCGTTAAGTCGTCTAATCAGCTCGAACTTTTCTCTTCTTTTCTAATCCCATTCTCACTTTATCGACAATCTGTGCCACTCTTTGTTTGCTGACACCGTATTCGTCTGCAACGTCCTGCATACTACCCGAACCCTCCATCATTTTGCGCATCCAAGAGTAATAAATATTCTTAGTTTGTTGATTACTTCTTTTGAGAATTCTATCTACTTCATCAAGCACGTTACGAACCAACTCTTTATTTTCGACCAGCTGTTCCACGTCAACGGTTTTGTCTTTAATATTTGCTCCATACCCGCTCTCTTGGTCGGCATATATGTCCTCTAGCGGTGTTACGCCTTCTACAACCATAGAATATACATTCCAAAAAACAGCTCGGTTTTCCTTTTTACCCCTTATTCTTTCCCACTCTTTGAAGATCCACTCTTTATCCTTGTCTTTATTTTGAGATATAAGAATAGAGAGTCTGAATATAGGACCACCCTCTTTTCCTATCCCGCACTTTTCCCATTTCCATCCTTTCACTCTGCTTGTAATACAGTTGGTAGAATAAGTAATAAATTTTACACCCTTCTCTTTCTCATATCTCTCAGTACATTCCCACAGCTCCATCAATGCTACCTGAATTAAGTCATCTAAATTATTGGAATTCCCTGCATATTTATGTGCTATATTATATGCTGTGTTTTTATATTTATTGAACAGTTCAAGTCTCTCTCGGTATTCCTTATCATAATTGTTCATATATGTTCCTCCGTTCTTAGATTAGGATTGCTTTGTTATGAAAAGATAGGGAGAGTTTGTTAATTTTGCTTTGTTCTTCAAAGACAAAATGGCTTTGGTGAGTGTAAATGTTTTTTATGTTTTGTATTATCGAATTATTTTTGTGGGAGAGAGATGAAAAGGAATTACTTTTCACCCCCCCACCATTACTTCATCGCCATAAAAACAACAATTCTCACCCTTAATTCATCCATACAAATCCTACCACATTCTACCCTTATCCCCAAGTCTCCGCCTTAAACCCCTCCAACCATCCAAATTTCGATTAAAATCCCACTTTACCCTTGGAATCCAAAGAAATAAATCGTATTAAGGAAATCGTTAAAGCACTGCTATTCAACACCCTAACGTCCAATTTCTCTTTAGATTAAAGGGAAATAATGCCTTATCGCCCTAAATCTCAAAATAATCAGCCGCTCGTCTTGACCCCCATTTTACACCAGACGGCCAGACCTCCAAGTCCCCTATCCCATTCCATTCGTTCCAATTCCCACAGTACGTGACCGCCCTAACACCCGACTCTACGGTCACTGACATTCTACAATACAAATACGGAACACCCTCTATCCCGTCTAAAAGAGAAAGCGTAGAAAGCTGGTCATGACTATCACCGGTCAACTCCCACAACTCCCCGACAACGATGTCGTGAACATTATCCGTTCGCTTTAGTATAGGATAACATCCTTCAAAGTTATGATATAATTTAAATCCATAGACCTCAGTATCTTTCAAATACCTCCCAAAATATCGCATAGCATAATTTATGCTCTCACCATTCATCAGAGTGCCATAGGCGAATAAATAAGTTCTCACTGTGAATCCTCCGTTTCTACTAATTAACCAATAAGATTTCTGTTGCTATAATAACAGTATACCATATCGTAACCTATTTGTCAAGGGAGAATTTTACATTTTTCAAAAAAATAAAAGGGAGAACCTTCGTTCTCCCCTAAAAACTCATCCAATCATTTCTTTAGACAACTTATCCATAGCTCTGGACAACGCAAGATAATACCCCTTACGGAAGTCATATTCGTCATACGGAGAACATTTTGCGGTAGCCTTGACAGAGATGCCGTCCTCTACAATTCCAGTCCCGGGGTCATACATAAGTTTAACCTGAAACATTCTGCCCTTCTGCCGACAATAAATCATAACCTCGTCATCACACAGAATATCGAACAGGCCGTAATAAATGTCTCCAACATACTGCCATTCCGACCATTCCTCTTTGGGTTTAGATTCTTCGTAAAACTCCTCGAAATACCGGTTAAATTCATCCCATGACATAATTCCTGCCCCCATAGAGCAAGAGAATTGGATGGTCATACCCTCTGCAATATCGTCCACCGTAAACACCGTGCCAGTTTCCAGAGAAAACCCCGGAACTCGTTTTACCATTTTGATTTTAGAACCCTTCATTAACATAATTCTGTTACCCCTTTATTATTTATTTAGAACGACCGTTCGCTCACATGATTTAAAACATATCTTGCAGAATACTTCTTGGGCTTCTCTCCATCCCCCACAAACTCCACAGTTAGTTCCGCAGGAACACCAAACGTAGTCGTATGCTTGTACAAAGGAACAATCTTAGTTTTTGGATACAACACTTTATGAGACGCTTCACATTTTTTCGCTTCCTCCTCATCCGAAAAAGAGGTGTGACAAAATTCACAGACATACAGTGTTTTTGTTTTCATACAGATTTCCTTTCTCTTTTAGATATTATTTAGATGGGTTTGTAAGACATTCCCACGTCTTTATTATAACGAAAAATGCGTTGTTTGTCAATGGTTTTTATCCATCCAAATCAATACCATACTCCTCGCATTTTTCCTCGATAGCAAGGAACACGCCCTGATGAACAAAAATATCAACATCGGCAAGTTTGTCATACATAAAGCGAATAAGACCTTCTGCATTGCTTATCTTTTTCTTACATTTATCTGCAACCTCTCTGTCGGATTCCTGCTTATCTTCTTCTGCTTCTTCCTGTGTATAATACAGATACCTACAAGCACGAGTATATGGAGCAATATTATAGGCTTCCAGCCCAACATATCCACCCATATCACCCCGGATACTTACCACCCTTCCGTGCTCAACATAAGCGTATTCTGTATCCCAGAACCACAACGTCTGTCCGATATGAATATCACAAATATTTACCATAACAAATCCTCAATTACCACCATAAACACCAGAAACATTCTTTTAGAACCTTGAACAAGTCATCTTTAAGACCGTTATCCACAGCAAGGAAATCTTTGTCGAATTGCCGAAGCAGCCCCTTACAATCCTCAATCATCCGGTCAACACACTGTCCAAGTGTCAGCGTTTCGCCATCAATTTCAAACTTGTGATAGTTCATGTCAATACAGTTAATATCTCTGTATAAACACAGGTGTTCGTACCACCAAGCAACAAACGTTGAATTCAAGGAATAGGTATCCCGTTTATCAGCGAAATGCCCCTCCTGATTTTCAACAGTCGGGTATCCCTCCTGATTTTCAACAGTCGGGTATCCCTCCTGATTTTCAACAGTCGGGTATCCCTCCTGATTTTCAACAGTCGGGTATCCCTCCTGATTTTCAACAGTCGGGTATCCCTCCTGATTTTCAACAGTCGGGTATCCCTCCTGATTTTCAACAGTCAGATATCCCTCCTGATTTTCAACAGTCGGATAATCCGACTGATTATACGGATAAGGATATTCCGACAGCCCTAACTCATCGAAATACTTACTTCTCATCTTTACCCTCCATAATACCCTTCACATACTCTATCCACTTGTTATACGAAATGTCTACAAGGTCTTCCATTGGGATATTCTTTAGATATTCACTAATCTCAGGTTCTAAAGGAGAAACCACTACATAGTAGTCTTCGCCCAGCTGTTCTTTTAAGATATGGTAAAAGCTGTTGACTGTTTCGCAATCAAACATGAAGCCCCCATTATCGTTATACGGAATCTGAAAATGAGCAATCTTTTTCATGGTATATTTCTCCTTAGTCCTTATTATCTTTTAGATTCTTCAGGTATTTTTCATATCTATTCAGAACATCCAGTTCCTCCGGAGTACATTCACAATTATATTTCCTTCGGCACTGTACAACTTTTCCATCACGAACTTCTACTGTAACCAGACTCTTGTTTAGAGTGCCAATTTTTCTTAAAAACAAAATGTCGCACTTTCCATCAATTACACTCTGAATATAAGACGCTACGCAATTGTTCTGCTGTACAGCCTCGTCCTTAATATCCTGTGTAGAATCAGGATAAATTACAGCCCAGTCCTTATATCGAAAATCCATCTTATGATTGACACGCTTTGAGAAATTGATTTCATCAAATTGGCATTTTAGCCTCTGATAAGTACGAATGGCAATCTGGTGAGAAGTCAATAAGTGCTTCGGATATTTTTCGTACTTATTGCTAATCTGACTCATCATTCTTGCATAGTCGCTCAGATTTTGAATGACATTGTATGTCTCAACCGCTTCATACGTCATAATCCAATCAATGTATCTAAGTAAAGATTTTTCATTATACCTTTTCTCGTTTATAAGATCAAAAAACGCCGTATACCCAAGTAGTTTCTGAATCTTACTGACGTTCAGACTATAAAATTCTTCCATCATGTCAAAAGCTGTTTTAACCAAGTTAGGATAATTCTTGCAAGCAGAACAAAAGCTACGATCCATAGCGATATCCCATTGTCTACAAAGAGAAATTGCAAGAGACGTAGCATTTCGACTCTCAACAGTTCCACGAACCTTTTTGACTCCGCTGGAAAAAATCTGCTCATACGAACTATACTTTTTTGCGTATTTAAGAACCGTAGAAAAGTTTCTTACATAGGTCGGAGCCTTTTCACAAGCAAAATTCAAAAAATTCTGATAGTTTTTATCTTCGATAGACTCAATGAAGTTCTGAATGCTATATCCCTTTGTCTTATGCGCAACAGACTTCACCGGTTTTCCTTTAACGCCAATCTGTTCTCCCGTAGATAAGTCATACCGAATGGTGTCTCCGTCATCTAAATAGAAAGTTAAGAACTTTCCTTCCTTTTTTCCTACCATTTAAACCGTCCCCTTCAACTTAACATGTTTGCAATTTTCTTCTCGGCATGGATCCATTTCTTTTGTACCCAGACATTTTCTATTATCCAAAAGGACACAATGTTCCCAATCGTTTTCAGAATGATGAACTTTCGGTCTGCGTATTGAAGATCTCTCACATTTTTTATCAAATCTTGAACACCAACCACATGGCGTTTCATAACAGCAGTTAATTGTTCCTATCATTGGGCTGTTCCTCCTTATCTATAGGAATAAAGTACACAGTAGATGGGATTTTAAATTTAACATAAGATTCTATAGGCCCAGAACTCATTTGCCTTTGTATTTGAGTAATAGTTTCCATAAAAGTTTGTTCGTTAATGAACTCCGTGTAATTACGGTCTATTTCATAAATTATTTTAAAAGAATTCTGATTACCAGTTTTAATGTCACGCAAGCATAATATTGATTCGACAGAAAAATTATCATCAAAATCATTTCGTGTAATGGAATTTATAACACATTTTTCACATATATAATCACTAAGTTTCCATTCACGAACTGTTCCTCTGAAATCGTAATTCATTTTACATCCTCCTTGCATTTTCCGGTAATAAGTTCAGAGTAAGGCAGGGTTTCAATCCACTCGCAAAATTCTACCCATTCATCCAGTTTGTGATTACGGCGAGACTTATAAATATTGGCTAAAACCTCATAGTTCAGCATGACTGTCCGCTTCTGATTGTAAGAACTGGGAAGAAGTTGGATCATCTGCCACCAGTATTTTTTGTCTTTGGACTGCAAATACAATTTTCTAAAATGATTTAGTACCGCAGTAGTTCCATGCAAATCATCTTTTGCAATCCCTACCAAATGTTCGCATGAGAAATCCTCTAGTGTGAATTCCTTATCTGCAATCTTGTGCATCGTAGAGCACGAATTAGCAACTGTACCAACCTTATAAGTATCGAACTCTTTCCACCAGTACAGTGGAGCGGTAATGTCAAGATAGACAGCAATCATCCGCATAAATTTACGATGATCAGTACCGGCGTTACGAAGACGTTTCATTAAATCAAGGTCATTAGAACCAATAGAAAATCCTGTACTGTTAGTACATCCATCTTGATATGGCGAAGTATATCCGCTATCACTCTTCTCCCAAGAGTTCATCGGATTACGCATACCACGAATAGCGTGTTCCCAACCAATCACTTCTACATTTTCGATTTTAATCATTGAACAATCCTCCGATAATGGTTTTGTTTTTGTAAGAACATCTATATTATAGCAAATCTAAAGTCGTTTGTCAAGGGGTTCAGAAAGTTTTTCCCTATTTTATATCAAACTTCCGAAAATATTTTTTAGTAGACCAATAATAGATATATGGTTGACAAAATGACAAAAATATGCTATAATATATTTGGGAATTAAAGAAGGAGGCTTTTAAATGAGTAAAAAATATTTGGACGACTACTAGGAATCTTAAATATTAAGGAGGTTTTTAGTATGTTTAAACCAGAAGACAAAACACAAATAATCTATCTTTTTGATAGATATAATAATGGGTGGACTATAAGGTTCTCTACCATTGATGATGCCTTGAAGTTTATTGCGTCAAAAGGAAAATCCCACAATTCAAATGACTATTCTTTTTTTAAAGAAATTATGATATCCTCGCCGTCCAGAAATATTTTCCCCGCCGTCGCGTCCAAAAGCCGCGCGATGAGATTTGCCGCCGTTGTTTTTCCGCTCCCGCTCTCGCCGATGATGCCAAGGCACTCGCCGGGCATCAGGTCAAAGCTGATACCGTTCACGGCGCTCAGACCGGTCTGCCCGCCGCGGGAGAAGGTCTTTGCAAGATTTTGAACGCGCAAAACCGGTTCCATC